TCATTGGCAACGGATCACGCCGCTGGCGATTTCGTCGTCGATGGAGCGCAGCGCATCGGCATCCTGGTGCATCTGCTCGATCACCTCGAGCAGGCGCTGCGCCAGCTTCGGATCGTTCGCCCGCTCGACGGCGCGCATGACCTCGACCGCAGCCGATTCATGATTGTTCGCCATCTGCTTGAGAGCCTTGCGCAAGCGCTGCTCGGTCCATTTCATCGACATGTCGCTTCACCCAGACTGCATATACGGACCCGCCAGGAACGACAGGCTCGCTTAAGAGCGCCGGACCCGGAACAAGTTCAACCTGCCGTCGCGCCCATGAGGGCGGATTGGGTACCGGAAAGGCAAGCGGAGAAGAGATCGTGAAGCGCAAACGAAAACGCCAGGCACAAGGCCTGGCGCTTCGAAATATGGGGTGGACGATGGGAATCGAACCCACGACACCAGGAGCCACAATCCTGTGCTCTACCAACTGAGCTACGCCCACCATATCGTGAATCGTGCCGGACGTTCCGGCTTCAACCGCAGCGGCCGGACAAGCCGAGCCTGAAGGTGGTGCGGACGGAGAGACTCGAACTCTCACGCCTTGCGGCGCTGGAACCTAAATCCTGTCTCGCACCTCAGAAGCGCTTATATTACAACAGTTTACGCCGACCGCAATCACTTAAACTGTGCCAATCGTGAAATTCCTTTTCACGTTTTCCATTTCCGTGCTTCACGTTTCCGTCACGGCCAGCATTCAGCGGTCCGACTCGTAGGCCGCAACGCCGCTACCGACATGCCGCCACTCATCCTGCGGCATGCGCGAATCACAGATGAATACCTCGACCTCCCCGCCTTCTTTCGGCTCCGCCGGCCGGATCGCTGCATGCCGGAGAATCGTCTCCATGTCCGGCACGTAGCTGCTCTCCGAGCCGTGGAACGACCAGATGCCGAACTTCCCAGCGCTGCCCACCTGGTGGTCGAGTTTCACCGACCAGCCCTTGAATCGAATGACCAGCATCGCCCTGCTCCGTAGGAAAAGGCCGTAGTCTACTCCTAATTCTGACAGGCCTGGTTCGCAGCCAGGAGTTGCGCCTCGTAACCAATCCGCTGCCGCCGCTCGGCCAGCAGCGCACGGACCTTGGTCTGTAGGTCGTCGCTCTTCTTCAGCCCAGCCGCTGCCCAGGCCGGCACTTCTACCGCCGGCACTCGGCACGGCACCGCAACAGGCACTTCTACGCGCACCGTGCGCGGCTCAGGCTCGACCTGGCCGGCGCATCCCGCCAGCGCGAATACCACCAGCATCAGCACCACCCTCATAGCCCCAACTCCTGATCGATGACCGCCTCGGCGGCCGCACACTGCTCGCCGGCGGTTCGCTCACGTACCAGGCGCTGGGCTTCGGCATACTGCTCCGCGGCCTGCTGCCGTCCCCGATCCACAGCCTGCGCGGCATCCCGGGCGCGCTGCTCGCCGGCCACGCGCAGCGCGGCAATCTGCCCGCCCTGCTCCACTACTGCGGCCTCCAGGCTCCCGCGAGCGGAACGGCAGGCAGCCAGATCCGCGCTCGCGGCATCCAACTGCGGCCGGTAGTGTCGCGCGCCGAGCCAGACACCGCCGGCGGCGCCGAGGCCGACCAGCAGCAGCGCGGCCAGAACCAAGCCGGCCGCCTTCCACTGGAAGCCTGTCATTCGTCATCCCCCTGCGGCGGAAGATCAACCGTCTGGCCAGCCAGGCGGTGCGTGCAGTCGCTCAAGTACTGGATGCGCCCATCGGTGACGAAGGAGTGGCAGACAACCTGCTCACGCTCTCCGCTCTCCAGGAGGCGCCACGGATACCGAACCAGGATCGACGGCTGGAAAGTCGGGTTGTCGACGCTGCCGTTCCAGGTCCAGCGGGGCTGACCGTCGACCTCGACGTTGACGCCGTGCAGCATCTTGCAACCCGGACACTCGAAGAAAAGTTTACCGTCAGCCTTCTCCAGGATCGGCGACACTCGAACGAAGGCGCTCATGCCAATACCCTCTTCGCCCGCTCCCACAGCGCCAGGCGCTCCGCCTGGCCATTCAGGCCGCCGTTGATGCGCCGTGTGATGGCGGCGAACTCGCCGCGGTCGGCCAGGTCGTTCAGGCCGTGCGTCGACCACCACCAGGCCGCCGAGATCGCCGCCCACTCCGGTTGCTCAAGCAGTTCCGGCTCCGCTTCCAGCGGCTGGCCCAGCCCGTCGCCGGCGGCGCGGTAGTTCGCCCGGCCGGTGATCTGCAGCAGGCCGCGCCCGCGGTACCGCCAGCCGTCGCCGGACGCCTCGTCTCCGTTGCCGTTGCGCGCGGCGTAGGCGTTGTCGGCGATGGCCCGGGGGTTGCGCGCCAGGCGTTGCGCCAAGGCGTTGGGCTGGCCGTCGGCATCGCGATACCGGCTCGGCCAGGTCGCCGCCAGGCCGCGCGCGCTGTAGTTGAGGTTCTCCACCAAGCGGGTCAACTTGCCGCTCTCGTGGCCGACCTGGGCGAGGAACGCAGCCGCGCGAACCGGCGAAGTGATACCGAAGCGAGTCATCCCGCGGTTCAGCGCACCAACAAAAACGCCGGCGCGAGGGCCGGCGTTCGGGAGGATATGCAGCAATTGCTGCTCAGTGATGGGCATATGTGCTCCAAAAACGATGAAGCCCGCTCCGTGGCTGGCCTGTGCTTGTCGAAAATGTTTCAGAATCAGCGGTCACAAGACGTATAGAAGGTGGAGGTATCCAGCAAACCGAGTCGATGAAACTCTTCCAAAGAGAACATGTGGTTCTTATGATGGCCGCTCATGGGCGCATAATGGTGTGTTCAGAGCGCCTTGATTGAATGAGGAACGACTGTGCGGACACCTTTTTTGATACTGATAGGGCTAATGGTTATTGGAATTATAGATTCCGTCATTTTCCCAAATCAGCCACCAGATGAAGCTTCTAGTAATCCGATCTTTGATTTCTGGTATTTGCCTCTACCGCTAATAGGTCTTGCGATTTTGATTTGGCTTTGTGAGCGAAAGAAACGATATCCCAATAAGATTTTATATTCTTGATATTAGGATCGCTCGGAAAACGGGAAATCTGCGCCGATGACAAAAAGCATATTCAGAAAAAAATATTAATCTCCACATAAGTTATATAGCGCCAGATTGACTGGCGCTACTCAAAATTAAAGAAGAATCCAAGAGGATCCATCGAAAATCGCTTCCTTAGTCGTTCCTTGTGTCATATTTATTAATCCACCAAAAGAAAGAGTACCTCCGGTCGCCGCACTAGTTCTATATGCTTTGACGACCTGCCCTTTAAGTGGCTTGGATGGAAAATTTATCGACCTAACACCTGTAATTGGAGAACTATACAAAACTGTTGCGCGCTGGCACCTCGGTACAAACGAACTCTCGTCGCCTGGCAAAAGCGCAACCGGCGAAAGGCACCCATCAATGTATACGCTATTACCACCAATGTCGATTAGTGGCTGGTATCCAGAACTCAAGAAAGAAAGGTGCAACTCAGAACTTGACACTGTACCTCCACCGAAATCAACTACAGAAACTTGCGTTGCTGCTGAACTGAAGGTGACAGAGTGGCGCAGTCTAATATTTGCAGTGGAAGAACTTATGCCGCCAGACATGGCTATCCCACCGATGCTTAGCATAGAGTCAGAGTTAACAATTCTCCCTGTGATGTCAACATTACAACTCTTTGAGCCTTTTATATCGGTAACAAATACACTGCTATTGTACTGGTGCTTGATAAGCTCTGATTTATCCTTTGTGCAAAGGATGCTGACATTTATGTCTACTCCAACAGCGCGAACCAGCACAACAGACTGCTGGCAATTTATAGCTCGAATCTTTCCGGTTATGCCGGCAAATGCAAATTGGGATGGAGTTGAGGTGTATGCCGCGCCACCGAAGACAAATGCCCTATAGCAATCTTCAGCTGTAATGTCAATATCTATTCCTGAAAGAGGAATAGATGCAGCATCATTCAACGCTACATCTGATCCAAATCCTACAGAGCAGTTTTTAGCATTGCCTCTGAACTTGATATTCCTAAATGCATTGGTGTTACCAGTTCCAGACTGGATAGTGAACGCCTGTCCGCCATCAATAGACCCATCTGTCTTGTAAATTGCCGGAAGGTCTAAACAATTAAGCTCAAACGTTACATTCTCTGCTCCGAATACAAGGCTAACCCCGTTTGATCCGCTAGTGGCTCCAGGGGCAGTTGTGGCAGTAACATTGGGAAACCCGGTAAAATGAGCGTTCTTTATCCCGCAGCATTGCAAAACATCAGCGCCATCGGTAGACGTAGTTCTCAGAGTCGTTGTCCGGCAGAAATCGATTCCGCCACCCTGATAGTCCTTCATTGGCTGACCAGCTACGCGCGGACCTGACCATGCCCAGTTTGCATCTCCGAAATCATAAACGCCTGGGCCATCTGGCCCCGGACCGTAAAAGGCTCTAATTCCCCGCGGATAACAGTACGCTTCGATGGCAAGGTCTTGAGCAGTGCAGAATCCAGACGACAGCGGCAATCCGTAAAATTGGGCATCTACGCGCCCATGTTCGTCCAGGTCACTATGCCAAGTCCCACCAGTAGCAGAAAACATCATTCCACCATCATCGGTAGAAGTCCCTGGAATCCAGGTCAAATACCGTTGCCCCTTACGGTCACCCTCCAGGTAGTTCTTTAGGAAAGCTCTGTCGCCAGAAAACCTTCCAGGGGTCAGTCGGAGTTCTGCGACAGAATTAATTATTAGTGGTTGTCTCCCAACCAACGCAGACCCTTTGTATGGGTCTGTAGCATTGGAAATGTCCTGACGTAGAGACTGGTCCGCCTGAGCAACAAGTAGATCCTGATCGGTGGCCCAGTTTCCGGTCAGATTGACGGGAAAATCTGCTGGGCGCTTGACGCTGTAGAGATTTCCGTCACGCTGGATCAGTTGGGTCGGGCGGTCTACGGTCAGCGGTGAGCCGTCGACATATTCAAGGAAGCCTGGCTCGAATCCTTGAGCATCCAGCCAGTCATTGAACTGCTCTTCATACCCCTTCATCGTTGGGCGACTAACGCCGAAACGATCATTCCACGTGGTGTTCACCCGGTCGTTCATCGCCGCGTCGAAGTTCTCGGTGTTGTCGTACAGATCACGCGGGTCTTTGGAGCCCAGCGGGTTACCGGTGGCGTAGGTCGTCATGCAAATTCTCCGGGCATGAAAAAGCCCGCTCTATGGCGGGCTAGGTTGTGTATGGTTGTCCAGGTTAATCTATAGCTTTGCAGTATTCTTAGATGCGTAGCTCGGCAGGTCCAAGCTAACAACACAAGAATAGGAGATTGAATTGACAAGCAAAAAAACATGCAGCAGCTGCAACGAGGAACTGCACGTATCAGAGTTCATAAAAAATAAGCAAAGAAAGGATGGACTCCACTCTCAATGCAAGTCATGCGTAAACGAAAAACGAAAAAAATACAGAGAATTGAATTACGAAAAAATCCGATCAAAGCAGAAAGAATATGAGAAACAAAATTATGAAAAAATCCTCTCCAGAACAAGAGAATGGCGCGAACAAAATCGTGAAAAAATCAGACTGAAAAGCAAGACATATTATCTTAATAACTCAGAGAGACTAAAAGAATACTCAAAATCATGGAAATTGAAGAATCAAGATAGGGTAAAGGCTCATGCAAAGTCTTGGGCATCCAAAATTCAAGGAAGGCATGCAGAAATATGGAGGAAAAGAAAAGAAGAAAACCCACAAAAACTTATTGAAAAAAGAAGAAATTACTACAGGAAAAACAAAGAAACAGAGAACTCTAGAGCCAACAGCTATATGAAAACTCGAAGAAGCATAGATCCAATATTTAGATTAAGGTGCAATATTCGCTCTAGAATATCAACAGTACTAAAAAGACAGGGCATAGGAAAATCATCATCCACAGCAGAGATACTTGGATGCGATTGGGATACGTTACGATTGCACATAGAGACTCTTTTTCTGCCCGGAATGACTTGGGAAAATCGGGATTTGTGGCATATTGACCACAAGATCCCGCTTTCCTCTGCATCCTCTAACGAGGAGGTAATCAGGCTGAATCACTATACAAATCTTCAACCTCTTTGGGCAGAAGACAACCTAAAGAAGGGGGCCAAATTGGATTACTCAGGCGCAAATGAATCGTCATAATCGTATACTCTTTCAGAATAGTTCACCGCACGAACGGACGCCGCGGTATTGCCGCTGGGATCGATGGAACTGATCAGGGCCGGGTATGGGTTCCCCAGCAGCAGGTGCGGCGGTTCGATTTCCCAGGAAACATCAGGGACGAAATCGATGCTGGGAATACTCAGCCGGTAGTCGTCGATCCTGGATGCCGGGTAGCCACCGGAAACCGTTCCGTCTGGGCGTCGCAGGTACAGCGCAGGAGAGTTCAGTAGCGACCAATCGAGCGGCTCGCTGGACTCGATCAGCACCGAGTTTCCCGAGATCACGAACGATTTCAGATATGCGCTCTGCGCCAGCCCAGGGCCTGGAACATCGCCGGCGAGGGCCACGTAATCCCAGAACTCGCTGTTCAGCGCGTCGAGGCCGGTATCGAACGAATACTCGGTTCGCCGGTATCGCTGCGCCATCCGGCGACGCATTCCGTAGCGCCAGGCGCGATCGCGGTTTGTGACACCGACAGCCGTGATCTTCTCGACCTTCCTGCCGACATCCCCGGGCAGGCGGCACTGGACGGTATCTTCTATCCAGCCGTTGGCATTGACGAACTCAACATCGACTCCGTCATAGTCGTCCTCAGACGGAGCGCTGATGCTGATCCTCAGTGGACCATCCATGTTCTGCGGCGAGTACATGTGCCCGAACGTTGTCCTGGGCTCGTCTCTGGCCGCAGAGATCACGCCGCGTTTGATGGTCTTCTCGGCATACCCGGCCGCAAGAACATCGTCCATGATCTGCGCGACGGTGATCTTGCCGTCCTCGTAGATCATGTCGAACGTGTCGCCGCGGGCCTTCCAGATGGCGTCCAGCCGATCCAGTTCTTCGAGATCGAGATCCGCATCGGTATAGCCGCGTTCCTTCGCGATGTAGCAGAGGAATGGGACGATGTCTCGCGTTGCTATCTCGGGTGTCCATGCACCGTTCTGCCGAGTCGGTAGCATGCGGGTAGCCTCTACCGAGACACGGCTTTCTGTCTGCGCCGCGATACGGTCAGACGACCGATACCTGACGGCCATTGTTGTGACGCCGGCGTAGGACGACGGAGCCTGGAGGCGCGCGCGCATCCCGTACCACTGGGTGCGGTCTCGGTACTCGGATGTTGAGTTGCCGCCCTGGTTGACGAACACTTTTCTGATGCGAAACTCGGGCCGCATCATGTACGGCAGCGGGATGCCGTCCGTAAAACCCTGCTGGTCGAGAGAACTGCCAGCATGGTTCTTGCTGACCGTCGTCCATGCGCCGCCGATGGCCATGTCTCGCCACTGGATGTCGTAATAGGTGCTGATCTGGTAGATCTGCCCTTCCCTGCCTACACCGCAAAGCCCTTCCGGGCAAAATACATCGATCTCGACGAAGTTGGTCTTCTCCGACACAGGGCACGCCGGGAAGGGACCGCGCCAGCCCCCTTCCAGGCTGGTCGGATCGATGGTGACTCTGGACGTAGACGAGTTGAGAGCGGTGAATCCTGGCCAGTCAACATCGACGCCGCCCGCACTGGTCAGCCGCTCGACGGTGAGTTGCTGCGCGCTGTACGCCGTGATCCGATAGCGCAGCCCACGCGGGCCGATTGCTGCATTTCCGGAGCCGGTCTGCAACGCATTGGCCGGCGAACCGTTGCTGTAGTTGAGCGTCATCGACGTTGAGGTGATGTCGTTCACCAGGTAGAGGCCGCCGTTGGTGCCGACCACCTCGATCTCATCGCCAACATCCAGCCCGAGCTGAGCGATATCCCCCGTCACGACGTCGCGATTCGTCCCGCCGCCATCGTTCACCGAATAGGGGTACATCGCCTCAACCCGGAGGATCGTCCCCGCAACCCAGTCAGAGGGGAACGACCCGGCTCCGGCAGAAATGATGATGTTCGTTCCGGAAAACGTGAACGTAGTTGCCGACGGGTTCGGGGTGAGATTGGAACTCTCGGTCAGGTCCAGGCCGGCATTACCAGTTGAGCTCGCACCAACTTCCTCAACCAGGTGCCACCAGACCGATGCCGGGTGCCCGCTGACGTTCTGCCCTGGTTCGAAAATCTGGAAAGAGGCATCAGCGCCCAGTGCCAGGAACGACGTATCACCGATTTTCGCTGCCCCTTCGGCGATCTGGAACCGACCACGGCCAATACACAGGAGCATTTCGGTCCACTGCTCACGCGGACCGGCGAAATACTTCCGGGGCGGCAGGATGTAGTCGGGATAAATCAGACGACGTCCAGCAACTTCGCGGATCGCATCGCCGAGCTTGACTTTGTTCCCGCGCGCGCTGGTTTCAGAGAGCGACGCGCCCTGCCCGGGGTTCGTCGGCATGCCGGGCAATTGAGGCATGAGCATCCGAAAAACGGATTGCGCCCCCTTGAAAAGGGCCGCAGTAATCGTGAACGGATCGGTCCCGCGCGGCAGCTTGTAGATCCGGACGATATCGCCACGGTCGATGATGCGCTCGGCCCACTCACCGGGATGGATGAACTCCTCATGGGCCTTTTTTTGCTTGTCGGTCAGGTCACCGCAGAGCGCAACCTCGGCGGGGACGACACCGATGGAGAACGGGTGAACGTCGTGGCAGCGGTACCCGGGCGAATTCGCGGTCAGCCAGGCATGAATCGTCATCCTGCAGCCGATCGGATGCCGCTCCAGCGGAGCTCCGTCAAGGAGCGATGGGTAGATTTCGATCACGGTAGAAGACCACCTTGGAATATTTGTCGGAGAACATCTGGAGCGGAGTGAGCGACACCCCGCTTCCCGGGTTGATTTCGAGAATCCGCAGGCGTCCATCCACTTCAACCAGCAGACCTACGTGATCGAGCAGCCGCCCTCTGTAGGCCGCAGCGATGACCCCAGGCCCTGGCTCGCACTGCTCAAGCGCGCGCTCGATCTCCGCATCGCACGCCCTTTGCATCGAAACCGGGGTGCGCCGCGTGACACCACCGAAGTCGGTCAGCATCGGCAGTCCGAACAGCTCAACCCGCGCTATGAGCGTCAGGCCCCAGCAGTCAACGCACGGCAGGGCCCGCCCGCCCTCGGTATAGATGGCGGTGAGGTATCTGTTCGGCATGGGATCAAGGCCAGTATTTGAGTCCGGAGAACTCGCTAACGTTGTAGATGTGGCGCAGCGCGGCGGTGTTGATGAGGTCGTAGTAGCCGGCTTCTACCTGGACAGTGAGGCTTTCGAAGTCGACCCCTTTCACGCGCATCCGATACGGCCGCTCGGCAGGCGCAGTCAGGTCGCTTCCGAGGTAGATTCGCAGGACAAGCGTGACCGGCTCTCCGGCGTCGATGGCCTCGGCAATATATTGCTGAGCAAAGCCAGTCACGTTGTCGATTGCGAATCCAACGTTCTGGTTTCCGCTGTTGTCTCGCTTCGGAATCGATACGTCGATCGCACCAGCGATGAATGTCAGTAGCCGTCCGTCTTCTGTCATGCAGGTCAGGTCTTTGAACCCCTGACAGATGAGGATCGGATCGGGCCTGGAGGGCCGAGTAATCTCGATCGTTGCAATCGGAAGATCCGGCCCATCCGATGCATAGAACCGCTCAAGAGCCGTCGCCATGTCGAGGCCACTCCCTGTTCATTGCGATGTCGAAGATATCCGCGAGGAGAATGTACTCGGGCAGAATCTCGGCCCACCCAGGATCGATGATGGGGCGCTCACGCAACTCCAGTGTGGCGGTGAAATCCCAGAGCGAGATACTGCCGCTGACCAGCTTTGGACCATCATAGATGTCGGTGAATCTGGCGGCATACGAACGCAAACCACCGGGAGTCTCCGGCGTCTTTAGCGGGCATTCGAACCAATGGTAACCATCCACTAGAACATCGCGGAACCATGCCTCAAATAGCATTGCCTCGCTGTCGTTGAGCCTCCACCTCACGCTTGCCATAGTTGGAGTTGCGGTGAAGTGACGCCGCTGCCTCGCCCTACCAGTCTGCATTTCCGTGCGGATAAGGGGGCTGACAGGAGTAAGCCCATAGCCCTCCCGCTGAGGCGGGCAGATATTGGGGTACTGCTTCATGTCCCGCTCCTGCGCATGCCGAACGAACTACCGATAGCCTTAGATGTACGGCCATCGCCGAATAGGTCGGCCACAACAACGTCGATGATGTATTGGTCGTCCTGGCGGCGAGTATTAACTTGCCCTGCCCGGCTACGATCCTCGATCAGGTTGATGGTCGGCGCTCCGCCGCTGCTCTGATTTGCGCGAACGTCATCAAGCGTCCTGTCGAGCTTTGCGCTCGTCTCTGCCGTCGTCACCCTCTCGCCCTTCTGGAGTAACCAGGTGCCGGTCTCCGGAACAGCATCAATACCGTCGTGGGCCATGCCAGATAGGTTTACGTTCTTCACTGCTGCAACCTGGGCAAGCTGGGCAGTAACAGCCGCAGCGGCAGCCGCAATCCCCAGTGCGGGACCGATAACAGGAATCCCCGCCATCGCTGAATAAGCGTCAGAGGCGGTCTTTGGAGCATTCAGCAGTGTTTTCGCAATCGCGTAGGATTTCTCGGCGACAAACGCCGCCTTGTAGAGTCCCGACTGCTCTCCGAAGAAAGTCCTGGCCAAGCCGCTCAGGTTTCCGAAGAACTGCTCATTGGCGCTCATCGTCACTTGCTGACGGGAACGCTCAATGGCGGCCAAGGCCTCTTCGTGCTCTTGCTTTAGCTTCAATTCCTGCTCATCCCATTGAGCAGTCAATTCAGCTTTTGCCTCTCGATTGGCATTCAGAAGATCGAGTTGGGTTTGATACCACTTCTCAAGTTCTTCCTCTGCCTTGTCGATCTTGTCGAGTTCACCTTGAGGCCCAGCGACTACAGCGTCTGCGCCACCGAAAGAAGGCGGAGCAGAGAACGAGTCAGACACGATCCGCGAAGCGACACGATTTCTTTCCTCGTCGCTCAGACCCTGCATTGCGTCAAGAACAGCAAGGCGCTCTTTCGTTGTATCGAGCAGGCGCTCTTCGTCAGTCCTGAGGTCTTGGACCAGCTTCCTGTAATCTTCCTGGGCCTTCTGTTGTTGCTTGAAGGACTCGACAGTCTCAATGGCTGCCTTTGCCTGCGCTAACTGAGAGGCAGTTGCTCCGTCCAATTGAAGTCTGTAAAGCTTCTGCTCGTTGGCGGTCATGCCAACAGTGGCAGCCTCCAGTTGCATGGATGAAATAAGACTGGCGACCGCCTGCTGCTGACGCTTTGCGGCAGCTTCGGCCTCTTTCCTTGCGCCAGCCGCTTTGGCAGCAGCGCTTATCGCTGCATCATCGAGATCCCTGCTCTCTTTCTTCGCCTTATTCAGCTCCTTCGTCTTGCTGGCTGCATCTGCTATAGCGGATCCAGCAAGAGGTCGCTCAAGCGCGTCTCGAATGCCGTCAGCAGCCTCTTTGGCTACTCCCAGATTTATGGCAGCACTTGCGCGGTATTCAGCAGCTCTAGCTGCGAAATCATCCCCGCCAAGGGCGTCTGGTAGCAGCGAAAGCGTTTCGAACATTGAGGCGGCCAGCCCCTGCGCGTGCATGGTCGCAGTGGCAAAAACGCCTACCAGGGCATCGGCCGCGATACTGAATACCCGCACCACGCCATCCCCCGCATCAATCAGGAACGGCAAGGAATCAACTACGGTTGACGCTCCCTGCGCGAGCAGGTCGACAAGTTTGGAGACGGATTCCGCTGTAGCGGGGTCGCTCAATGCCCTATTGAGATCATCGATAGCACCCTTGGCACCGTCCAGACTTCCTTCGCTTCCTGTCAACAGTCCGTCAATGGTGTTTTGCAGAGCCATGAGGGCCCCGCCAAAGGTATCGCGCGAAGCCGCAGCAGCCCCCCCATATGACTCCTCAAGGGCTTTGAGAATAATTCCCTGAGCTTCAGCAGTGCGTCCAGTTGCCTCAAGCTGTTCAGCAGCTTTCTTCTGTTCCTCTGTAAACCGAAACCCTTGTTTGCTCAGAGCGGTAAGACCCTTGGATGGAACATCAAGGGCACGACCTATTGTCTCGGCAGCGGACGTTACAGTAGTTCCAGTGCGCGCCGCCATGTCAATGGCGGATTGAAGCGCGCGAGGAAACTGCTCTCCAACAATGCCAGTGAAGGCCAGCAGGTTGGTCTGTGCCTGGTTGATTTCTCCGGCAGATACAGTGCTAGTCCTCTCCATGGACGAGGCCATTTCGTTCAGCTGTTCTCGGCTGAAACCAGCAGACTCTCCCGTCGAGCGCAGAACGGCTTCGAGTTGCGCCTGCTCTTTCTCCATCTGCTTGGTGTTTCTGATCACTGCACCGAAAACTGCTCCAACAGTGATTCCTGAGAGGGCGCCCGCAGCGACCTTACCAAGCTTCCCCCAGGCCAGCGATGCGGCATCGGCGGCGCTGCCAATTTCCTTAGCGCCTTTCTTTGCTGTGCGCTCGGCCTTCTCCATGCCGGCCACGAACCCGCCGACCTTGGCGATGAGATCGAGCGTAAGCGTCCCTAGGCTGCGTGATGCCATTGCGGGCTCCAATGAAAAAGTCCGGAACGATCCGGTCAAAACGAAGGGCTAGGCCCAGGTCTCAAGGGCCTGATCTAGACTGATGACGGGCTCTTCTTCATGCGGCATGAAGTCGTACAACTTGTACGTCTCCTTGCTATGCGAGTTGGCGTAGAGCGCGGCGAGCAATGCCGAGCCGCGCTCTACCCTCATGCCGACATGGAGGCTCCCCCGCTTGTCCCGGAACTTGCACCAGCTAAGGAACTCCCTGTAGCTGAGGCGGGACTTGGCTTCCGCAATGGTTCTGCCGCCAATCCCGCACATCACCAGCTCATGCCAAACCTCTTCTAGTTCGCTGAGCTGGTCGTCTTTCCCAAGTTGTTCACCTCGGCGATAACGGTGAGCAGGGCGATGGTCAGGTTTCCATCCAGGGCGCCACGACCGGGATCAGCCTCGCCGGTGATATCTGCCGGCGTGAATACCGGCTTACCCTCTTCGTCCACAATTGACGCAGCGATACGTCCCGCTACGCCATCCACCTTGCCATTCATGGCCAGAAGGTCAGAAACAGCGGTGCTGTACGACAAGGGCCGGACGTACACGGTTGCAGTCAGTTCCTTATCGCCCTGTTTCCAGGTGATCTCTTTTTCGATGGGGGCGCCAGTGAAGGCGCCAGCTTCTTTAAGGGAATCAATCGACAGATGCATGGCCACTCCTTAAGCGGTTTTGAGAACCCAGGCGGAACCGCCGGAGCGCTGAATGGTTGCGGTAGAGGTCACTACAGCGTTGGCTGCGAAGTCGAACGGGAAGTCGCTCACATAGCCGCGGAAGACGAACCAAGTGCGCGTCGGTGGCAGAACGAAATCCCAGTCGCCGTTGCTGTCCTGAGCCTCGGTGGGTGCAATGCCGATTCCGTCAGACCAGCCAACCGCAAAAGCGATGTCCTGGTCGATCTGGTCGTCGGACTCGGACAATTGGTAGAGGCGGATATGGGAGCTGTTGCGCGGGTCAGCATTGAGGGTCAGCGAAGCCTGTCCCGGCGTGCGTAGTCCGCGCAGGTAGCGCCGAACAGTTTCGCTAAGGCATGTGGTTTCGATCTGGTCGGCGGGGTTGCCGCCGGGGTTGAACGCGGTTGCGCACTCGACCTCGATGACTTCGTAGTTACCAGTCGGGCTGCCGCTAGAATCTCTGGACGGAACCAGGGCATAGATCTGGGTTCCTTGAGCCAAAATTGCCATTGTGTTTCTCCTGTGGCGGGTTTCTTGAAGCACAAAAAACCCCGCTCAAGGCGGGTTGGTCGGTATTGGTTGGTCTATCGCTGGACTATCCAGTCGACGTCAAAGCTGACTCGGTAGGTCTTGGTATCAGGGTCAACAGATTCCCCTCCCCAGCGGACTACATAAGCTGAAAGCTCAATTGCGTCCCTGATGGCCTTTGCTGCATCTCTGGCCTCCGCAGCGGTGGCTGAGAAAATGTCCACCTGGATGGTGAAACCATCGGCGTCAGGGCGACCCCATAGGTAGTTCTCTGGCGATCCCGATATGGTCTGCCATGTTGCATACGGTTTAACGACGAGCTGGGGGGCCAGGCCAAACTGGTACATCCTCAGCGGGGACGCGCCAAGGATCGCGGTGACAGCGGGGCTACTTGAGCAGACCTTGTAGATTGGCGGGTACATCACCCCTCCAGAATTTTGTCTATTTGCTTTTCTAGCTCGATAGCAAACGCATTCGTCGCTTCCTGAACGGTGGTCTCAAGTGCTGGTCGCATGAACGGCTTCGCCCGAGTTCTTTCTGTGCCAAACTCAACCAGCCGCCAGTACCAAGTATCACCCCCGGGGTTGTTCCTACCTTCCCCGCTGAGTTCTCCGTATTCGCTCATATCCCGAGCGCCGCCGCGGACTCCTATTCGATAGCCAAGGTCGCCCGTCTGGCGATTCATCCTGGTCATCCACTGCATCGCAATGTTCTTAGCGATCATCTCGCGAGTGGTTCTATCGTCAATCCCTCTCGCATTCTGACGCGCCTGAGCACGAACTATTGAGGCTGCTCTTGCCAGTGCACGACGACCGCCTTTCTTCTTCACCATCGGCGACATCTGGTTCAGCTTCTCGATGACCTCATCCATCCCGGTCATGCTGAATTCGACGGTATCAGCCATGGACTCTCCGGAACGCAAAGCTGGTGATGCCTTCTCGGCCAAGTTTCGACTCCTGGTCGTTTAGCTCGACACATTCGAAACCTTGACGCTCGCACCATCCGATCAAACCGTGCATCGTGTGGTACCAGATATGCTCACCCGGCTTGTAGTGCTTGGAGGACAGGCAGTCGGTCTGATCCTTGTAGATCGGCATCGACACGAACAACCACTCGCCAACGTGGTCCAGCAGTTTCTCCGGCTCCGGGATGTGCTCCAGGCTGTCCCAGCAGGTCACAGCTTCTGCATGATGCTGGTATGGGTCGTAGTAGCGCTCCTGCGCCCTCAGCCAGTCCACCGCCTCCGGGTTCACGTCGAAACCCATGGCGCCGGACTCTGTGACGAAACGGCCTCCTCCGATACCGATGTCTACCACCTGGCCGGCAAAGTGACGGCGCACCAGATCAATACGGGTCTGGGTCAGCGCAGCGCCCATCGGGGTAGCGTCAAGCAGCTGGTACTTCTCGAAATACGGCCCGCTATAGTCCATCGGAAGGCGCGGGTGGAAGCCCATGCCAAGCTCTTCAGACCAGAGCAGGCAGTCGGTCAGCCCAGGCGGCAAAGCGTGCGTCATGATCGGCGATCCTTTTGTCACAAGTGTGCTGTTTCAGGGTGCAGCGGCAGAACCTGTCGGGGACCGCGAAGGTGATGCGGGACAGGTCCATGCACTTGTCGGTGATGTGTTCCGGCGAGTTGTAGCCGCCCTGCCCGCCACAGATGATCCAGGCCGGAACCTTGGCGGCGATGGCGGCCGGAACGATCCAGCCAATCCCACCGATTACCGCGTCAACGTGCTGGAGCAGCGCCAGCAGTTGTTCAACTGGCAGCTCGCCCTTGTGGAACTGGATGTCAGCCGGCGGAAGTGGATCAAGCGCCCATTCCTTGCCCGGCTCTAGGTCTGCCACGGAAACCACTTTCCAGCCCCTGCGGCGCATCTCTTCGGCAGCGCTGGCGATGTACTCAGGCAGTGGGTTGCGCGTGTCTGCACGCCACTCAGCGCGAACCGTGGCTGGGCGAACCAGCACATAGCGGCCATTGACCGGCGACGGGCCGAAGTCAGGCAAATCGAACGCACCGGGCTCGCACCGGAAAGCTTGTCGCAAGCCCTGGATGATCGGCATCTGTCCGTATGCGATTCGTAATTGTCCGCCGCCGACAGGGCGGTGCCAGTCGTGCCCGCGCTGGATGTTCTTGGCCTGGGTTCTCAACTGCGTCGCCGGGCGAACGCACTTCACGTCGAGGTCGAGGTAAAGCTCTGGCCAGGGTGTTTCGAGGAATGCGCCTGGGTACTTCCTCAGGAATGCCCTGGAATAGATCGAGTCGCCGAGGCCGAGCATTCCACGGATCAGCATGGATCAGTCAGCCAGTCTGCTACGCAGTTCGTAGCCCATCAGTGGCCAGATTTTGGAGACGGCATTCTGCCGGGAGATTTTCCGGCCGATCTCCGCGTCGAAGTTCGCCGGGCTCGCACAGGCCGACTCGCCGGTGACGGTGAAGCCGTTCTTCAGTACCAGTACGCAGAAGGTCAGCAGGCCGAGCGATCCATGTACGCCCGCAACCACGGCGTCAGGATTGCAGTCAGGCCTCTGATTCACACCATCAGCCGCAGTGAAGTAGTACTCGCCAGCGATATTCGCCTCGATGTCTGCCGGCGTGATGCGTGGCGCAGTCAGGCCCTTGGCTTGGATTTCTTGTTCGATTGCTTCGTCGGTCATTTCATGATCTCCAGAAACGACGAAGCCCGCTCAAGGCGGGCTTTCGTTCGTCGGGGTTGGGTTAGGATGGGCTTCGAAATATCGAGCCAGCAATCAATGTGCAAGGCAGGCAGGTCTGCACACAACACGAATAATTGAAGTATCTGTTTCGCAGCTGAACTTTGGGCATACCGCAATGCCTCGTGTAGCTCTGTACGCGGTCATGTAGCGCTGCAATTGGTTTCTGGCTCTTCCGTTGAAAACGTCTCTTTTCACTTCAACGGGGATCAGATCGCCACCTATTTCTACCCATCCATCAGGAACGTTGATTCCATCCGATGGCCCCTGAACACGCTTGGCACCTGGAACCAGTTCAGACAGCCTTTCCCAAAACTCGCGATGGACATCAAATTCTGTAAAAGGTGGCGCTATGCTAGAGCGATTCTCGGTCGCCATATTGCGGGCCGCCTCAAACATGATGCACGCCCGTATCCACATCAAATCCTCGTGCTGGAACTCTTCGCCAGCCAACAAGCACATAGCTTCGACTGGCCTCTCAATTGCCATCCTCGCAATTTCGTTTAGCCCTTGAAGCCGATCACCAGAAAGCACGTTCATATTATCCCCTGCAATAGCCCTGGGAATAGATCGGCCACAGCAACGCCCCAGGGAAGGCGCTTTCGGGTGCCCCCTAGCTGTAGCCGGAAGAGAAACGCAGCGGGGCGGACGGATGAGCGACATCCGCCGTTCGGCTGTACGGGCCTAGCTGCGTGTTGAGCGCCCTTGCGGGCCAAATAGTTACCGACCGTCCGTCAATCCATCAGAACAGCGCAGACGCCACTCACGGCGAGCGGTGACATCGGTCTCTGCGCTGGTGATGTTGTAGACTCGGCCATCCCAGATGACCCGCCAGGTGTACAGTTCCAACCGTTCTACGGGGAACCACCGACAGTTGATCCTGGCAGTGGTCTCCGCCTGCGTAGCGTCTGCGGCGATAAACTCGCGGCCCGGTCCAGTCAGAACCTCTGCGGGCAGGTCGGCGTGACCGGAGAACAGAACCCTCTCCCAGGTCGTCGTCTCTTCTCCCGTGTCAGGGTCTTGTGTGTGGACCTGCCGCTGAAACTGAATGCGGTGGCGCATACGGTAGGCCAGCATTCAAACCCCCAGGCCGCATCGGTACGGCATCAGCTTCACCTCGGCCGCCTTGCGCAGCGTTGCGATTTCCTCGGGAGCAGCCTGGTAGCTGGCCTGAAGCAAAAGAAGCACTCCGATGACCACGCTAGGTGGAATGCCTGGCTCGCTGCCGACTACCTCACTGCTCTCTTCGCAATTGCAAAGGCCATCAAGAGACTGGCGCCACATGAATTGGCAGGCTTCGTCCTCGGCCCCGTCCAGCAGCAATTGGAGCTTGGCGTCATCCCAATCATGGATCACATCAAGGAAGGACTTTGCTGTATCAAGCGGGATCATGCTCATTCAGCACTTCCTCCAGCGGGCGTCGAGCGAAGCAGGTCAGCGCTGTTTCGCGAGTGCAATTGATGATCTCGATTGTCGGGTTGTTGCGCTTCAGGCGCTCGAACTCGGACGGCCACTCCGCGATCTTGCCGGCGCTCCCGAGCCCTTTCGGGTGGTCGCCGTGCCAGTGCGATTGCCCATTGGTTTTCTGCATGTCATAGCCCAGCAGGATGATGCGTTTAGCACCCCTGGCGATGGCCAAGGAAACTGCGCCGCCGCCTGAGTTCCTGTAGTGCTCGATGCGCGCCGTCTTTATTCCGAAGGGATTGGCGCTGAGTGTCAGAAGCTCACCACAGAAGTTTGCTTTAGCCTCGGCGCCGTATCTCTCCCACCAGACCTTATCCATTGCCCACAGCGCATCAGCCCAGGGGGTCAGTCGGAACGTTGTGTTCGTGCAGATGGCCGCCCTCTGCGGCGAGGAGTTTCGCCACTCTCGGACTCGTTCGCAGTCTTCTGCTGTGAGGCTGGGGCCACTTGCGAGGCAGACAGCGACTCGCCAGCCACAGGCTTTGGGATCTCTGATTCCACAATCTGGCAAAGTCCGCGCGCCACCAACTGGCGAGCCAGGTGCTCGGATGCGAGGTATGCATCACCACCAGCCTTTCTCACACGACCGCCATCCAGGTATGAACGAACCGGCTTGATCATTACGTCAGACATAATCACCTCAAAGAAAGAGGGGCCGGGAGACCGGCCCCTTCCAGTCAGCTGGCGGTCAGCGAACCAGTGACAAACGCCTCAGGCCGATAGACCGCGAAGGCCAGTCGCTCTTCAGCTCGGATGGTTACCATGTTGTTCTCGAAGTCCTTGTCGTTCTCGGTGGAGACCAGAACCTCGATATCCATGCGGTCGAAGATCTGGGCGCCGAGCGAGAACGCTCCGGTCAGGAACTCGTCCTGAGTGATGGCCTGGGTTTCCACCACCGGCAGACGCCAGAGGGTCGGAGTGGTGCCGTTCTGCGGGCTGCCGATGATGTAGCGGTTCTCGGCGTCCTTGGTCAGCTCGATCAGCGCCCAGTCGATGGGGTTGAGCACGATACCGCTGGCCGGGAACTCGGCCAGTTGCGCCTGAAGGATCGCCAGGCGGATGCGGTCGATCCGCTGTTCGGCGGTCACCACTACGCCGCTCGGCGGAGCATAGGCCTGTGCCTGCGGAATGATGCCGTGCAGATTGGCACCGGTTCCGTTTCCGTATAGCAGTTGACCTTCTTCGACCAACATCAGGCCGTAGCGAGCGCGCGCATCGATGTAGCTCTGCAAGGCCGATGCGTCGTCCAGAATCTGACGACTTGCCTTGAACAGGTGCGCAATGGTGCGAACCGGCGCGTTTTCCAGCCCGAAGGTGAGGTCGGAGTATGGCTTCTGAGTGCTCTCAGAAACAGGAGCGGCATTGTTGACGAAGCCGGTCTCGCGGACGTACTCGACGGAGTTCGACTCAGTGGTGCCAGGCGCAACCAGGTCGCGGATGGTCAGTCGACGCTGCGGAGCGGCAACGACACCGGGGCGACGATCAGGAGCAACCAGGGCGCCGCCAGAGCTGTCGATGGAGGTGATGGCCGAGCGCGGCATGGATACGCGATGCGAACCGCGCAGGGAGCTGGTTACACCCTGCTCTTTCAGGCTCTCTGCGACCATTTGGCCGGCGGTCTTCGGTGCTTCTTCGCCGCCGTCACGCTTCTCGTTGGCCAGCATGGCTTGTTCCGCGGCGCTCAGTCGTGCTTGCAGTTCGCCCTGAGCAGTCAGCAGTTCGTCGACCTTGGCGCGGGTTTCCTTGCTCATCTCGCCGAAGTTGGCGATTTGGGTGTTGACCTGTTCGGCCTGGGCCTTGATCTGATCGCCGACCTGCTTGAGGCTGGTGTTCAGTTCGCCGATTTGTTTTTCGAAGTCGCTCATTGCGATTCTCCTTGGAGGAATTTGGTGATGTCTTGTGCTGCCCGTAGTGCAGCGGAGAGGTCAGGAGCGACAGCGCCAGGCATATCGGTCGGGGTGTCACCACCCCCGCCAGCAGCGCCAAGCATGCTGGTCTTGAAGTCATTGATGAGTTCATTGCGCTGGCTTCGCGGCATGCCGCTGCGAGCCAGAGCGGCATCCATCCGGCGCTTGGCCAAGATGGCTTCACTGCGGTTGCTCGGCGCACTGGAGATCTCGTCGGATTCCAGGAAGGCATCTGCCCATCCCTTGTCGACGGCTTCGCGCCCGCCGATCCAGGTCTCGGCGTCCATCTGCTTCACGATGTCGTCGATATCGATGCCGGTGCGCTGCGCGTAAATGTCAGCCAGCGTCATGTCGAATGGCTCCAGCCAGTCGGCGATCTCACGCAGGTCGTTCCGATTGCCCATGGCGATCAGCCAGGCGTTGTGGATCATCAGGAAGGCGGCGCGGCCAATGCGGATTTCATCCCCTGCCATGGCGATAAAGGAGGCGGCAGAGGCAGCCAATCCGATGATGTTCACCGTGACCTTGCCCTTGTGCTCGCGCAGCAGGTTGTAGATGGCCAGCCCCTCGAACACGTCGCCACCCGGGCTGTTGATGTTCACGATCACATCGACATCGCCGCCGATGGCGCGCAGAGCGCCGGCAATGCGTTTTGCCGTGACACCTTCACCGGTCCACCAGTCGTAGCCAATCGGCTCGTAGATGGTGATCGTGGAGTCCGGGTTATCGCCAGAAGCTGCTCGAAGCTCAGGACGCCATGCATCTAGCGCTTTGGGCGCCAGGTCGCACTGGACGCCCGAGCGCGGGCGAGCCTCCGGCGCTGCCGGAAGATTTCGCAGAGTCATGGGTTACTCCTGTGGTTCTTCGAAGTCGGGCCCAGGAACTTTCAGTCCTGCACCATGCTGATTTACGAGCTGCCGCGCCTCGTCGGCGGTGATCATCTTCCCAACGCCGAGGTAGGCCTTTTGAACCGCCTCTACGGCGGAGAGCTTTCTTTCGTTGCCCCCCCCAGTTGATCTAGGGGGACCAGGTTGGATTGGACGGTGAGCACATCGGCATTCCCGCCCTTGCGAGGCAGGTTTTCCTTCACCCGGCAATCGTCGCGGGTGTAGATCCCGTTCTGGGTCATCTGGCTGTAGAGCTGTGCTCTAGCCGAACTGTCGGCGCGGAGGAATGCCTCCAGCGAGAATTCGGCGTAGTACCGCTGCCGCTCAGCCGCAGTGAGCAGGCGCTTATTCACACACTGCTGGATCTGGCTGGTGAAGGAGCTGATGCAGAAGGTCAGGAAGGCCAGCATCTGCTGTTCCAGGCCCGTTCCCCAGTTGCTCCCCTTGTCGGTCTGGCCAATCATCCAGGGCGGCACCCCGAACCATCTGCAAATCTCGATCACGCCATGCTCTCGCGTCTCCAGCAACTGAGCATCGACCGGATTGATGCCGATGGTTTCAGGTGTAATCCCCTGTTCCAGAACCGGCGATCTTCCGGAGTTCATCGCGCCCGATACGGACTTCACATACTCCCTGAACTCCTCCCGCTGCGCAGGCTGGAGAATGCGGTCAACCTTGAAGGCGACCGTGGGTAGAAGTCCGTTTTTGAATGTGCCGTTGGCTGCATCCTCCGCCGACATGACCGAACCGAAGACATCAACGCCGTACCGGATTGCAGAAAGACCAATTCGACCATCCAGCGTGAACGCCGGGATGTGCAGCATGTTTGTGCGCTCGATCTCTCTACGAGCACCCTTCCTTGGCGTATAGAAGTACTTCAGCCGACCGTTGTCATCACACTCCAGGTCGACCCTCGATGGAAGCAGGAAGTCCAACGCAGCCGGTCTGCCCGCAGCGCGGCGAATCTCCGCGTATGCGTTACCCCAAAGCAGCATCGATGCGACCATGGCCTGCCAGAACTGGAAGGCCGTCATGTCGTCGTTAGGGCTGTTGTGAACAACATCGTAGAGCGGGAACGACCGAGCATCGACTCTGCTCCCGTCCGCTTTCCGCTCGTACACTCCCAGCGGAAGACCGGCGACAGAAGTAGAGATCAAGCGAACGCAAGCCCATACCGCAGACAGCTTCATTGCCTTGTCGACAGTGACTTTTTTCCCGCTAGACGACTCTCGCCCCAGAAACTGCGACCAGAACGCGCCATCTGTCAGGCGGATGGTCTTATCCCCCCAACCGAACAATGAGGACCTGGGCGCAGACGTAGCACTGCTCAGGACTTTTCCGAGACTCTTACTCACTGGTTAGCCCCTTGCGAATGAACGCCGCGATGGCGAACGCCGACGCCGCACCGGAAATGAGCGCCCAGCCGAGCCCCAGCAGCACGAAGGTTCCGGCTACGAAAAGAGCCAGACCAAGGACGCCGAAGAAGAGGTAGAGGCCAGTAGCGATGTTCATGCGATGATCGGGTTCCGTATGGCGTTCATGAAGTCGTCGCCGTCATCAACGCCGGCAACCAGGGCGCGCCCCATAGCCATGATCAAGGTCACTGGACCGTCGATCTTGCAGTTGGGGTCGTTGTCGTTTTCCTTGCGCGGGTAGATGTTTTCCTTGGCATCGATCTTTGCCGCCACATTTCCCATCATCCAGGTCATGACCGGGTTACCGTCATGCCAGAGCGTCCGCGCTATCACCCTCGCCTCCACCTCCTTCATCGGGTCGCTCATGTTCTTCACCGTCTGGTTGAAGTCCACGACCGGGATTGAGGTGTTCGAGAGGCGTGTAATCAGGTAGTTGGCCTGCCAGTCGTCGAAGGCAACATCCTGCAAGTCGACCTGCTTTGCCAGATCTAGGAGGTCCGCCTCGATGAATGCGTAATCGGTCATGCTCCCTGGAGTCAGGATCAGGTGACCCTCAAGCGCGAAGTTCTGATACTTCTCGTTTTCCTCGGCGGCAGCCTCTGGAGCGTAGAAGCGCGGAATGCAGTAGAACTGTCCCGCCTTCTCGAACAACATCACCAGGGCAGCCACGTCTTTCTTGCTCGCCAGGTCCAAAGCCATCCAGCAGCGGCAGCCGGCCATGTCCGCAATCGTGAAGTCGCGCTTCTGCCGCTGCCAGGCCAGCATGTTCATCCAGGCCGTCCTAGCTCCCACCCATTGGTTCAGATGCTTGGTGCGGAAGGCGTTCTGCTTCGACGCCGAACGCTTGGCCTGCTGGAGCTGAGCCAGGAGGAAGTCAGGGAAGACCGACACTCCGTAATTCGGATTGGCCTTGATCAGGCTGGCCGGGTCATCCCACGGGTCATCCTCGTCGATCGTGTAGATGATCCCGAAAATCGTCTCATCGATCGTCTGACCCTCGAGAATGCGGATCACATCCCGTCGCTTCTCGTAGCAGGGTCCGCCGAGATTCGATCCCGCTGTCGTGATGATCGACAGCAAAGGCTGCTCCCGAGCGCCCATGCCTGTCTGCATGGTGTCAACCAGGGCATCCGTGTCGTGTTCGTGGTACTCGTCCACCAGGGCCGCATGGGGACTCGCACCGTCCCCTGGGTTGCCGATAACCGTCTCGAACTTCGACATGTCCTCCATGACAAACATGGGGCCAGGGTTCTTCTGGTTGCCAGAAAGCTCGATACCGAATCGGTTACGCAGGTTCTCCAGCTTGTGCGCCATCATCCACGCTGGACGGAAAACCTCGAAGGCCTGCTTCTCGGTGGTGGCGCCGGAGTAGACCTCGGCTCCCGACTCGCCATCTGCGGCGAATAGGTAAATGCCTCGTGCGGCAAGACGGGCCGACTTCCCGTTCTTCCTTGGAATCTCTTCGTAGGCCTCGCGGAACCTGCGCTTGCCGGTGTCCTTCTTCACCCAGCCGAAGATGTTGGCCTCGATGAATACCTGCCAAGGCTCGAACACTAGCTTCGACTTCGAAGCGCTCCATTTGCCTTTGGTGTGAGGCATGAGCTGCATGAACTTGACAGCACGATCTGCCTTGGCCTCATCGAAAACGTATGGCCAATCGTCATCGCCCTGCCGGTCCAAGTCATTCAGGAAACGCTGGCATGCAAGCTTCACATACCGGCACGCAACGATAGCCCCACCCACGACATCGCTAGCGTACTGTCGCGCAATGTCGCTGGGGGTCATCTCAGAAATCCTCGAACTCGTCCTTCTCCTTCGGCTTTTCCAGGCCGAACTTCTGGCGGTCGGACGGCGTTAGTCCAAGCCGGGCCAGGTTTCCGATCAGATGGGTGTACTTGCCAACCGCGAACTCTGTCGGGTTGGCACGGTATTCAGCGAGCAGGTTCGCGGTGACCTCCAGGATGATCCGGTCCGATCCCGTCAGAACGCCCTTGATCGACTGAGCGCACAACTCTTTCCATGCGAGACGAGCGGGGCCTTGCAGATGGATGGGCGCTTCGCCGACCCCCCCCTCTCCCTTTGCCGGCTCCTGCCGGTAGCGCTGGGGGTTTTTCTTGTCGGCGCCTTTGAACTTGGCGACGACATCTGGCTGTTTGTGTCGTGCCATCTTGAAACCTAAATTCTGTGGAAATGGAAAGTGCTTTGGTGGCACGGTGTCCTAGCGAAAGGTTCTAAGGTTTTGACCCGCCCCACACCTATAAATGAGACTTTTTATCATTTAACTCGATTTTTCGGTAAAAACGCACGAAACCAGTGAAAACCACTGCCGTAGTTCGTAAATGTCTCTATATCGTCGTGTCCGTGTGCCGAGAGAGCCAGACTATTTCCTAGATGCCGCCGACTCCCTCGCCGTCTTCCTCGCATGACATGGGTGGCCAGCAATAGCCATCAGGTTGGAGTCATCGTCTGTGCCTCCCTGGCTCAGCGGGATGATGTGATCCACCTCTGTGGCGATCCTCTTCACTCCCTTGCACTCTGGGCACTGGCACATGTAGCCATCTCGCTTGAGGATGCGCTCTCGCTTGCGACGCCACGGTCTGCCGCCGCGCCCATTCCCCCATGCCTTGTCCTCTACCTCGTGCTTAGTCACTCCATTGGCCTTGGGCTTGGTGTGACGCTGAGGGAGGTCAGGCACTTCTGGATACCTGATTGCCGGCTGCCTGAACCGGCGGGGTCCAGCCTTGCCGCCTAGCTTGTGCCGGTCTGAGGAACGAGAGCTTTCTGCCTTGCCATTCATCAGGATGGAGCGCCAGCAGTCCGGAGCGCAGCAGAGGCTCAAGAACCTTCATGGCGCTCACTACCTCGCCGCTGTACCCAGCAATGTCATCAGGCGTCCAGGGCCGATTGGGGTTGACCTCGACTCCTGCAGGGATCGGGTGACTCTTCATGAGGGCGTTCCTTCATCAGACATCCCGATGAGCTTCGCGACCATCAGGGACTCAGCGAAATCATTTGCGTTGGCATCTCGCCAACGGGAGAGCCCGCATACGTGGTAGATCAACTCCCGGCCAGGGAGCGGGCTTTCGGGGCGCTCGATCTTGTAGCGAACCTGGACAGTCAGCTTGCCGAACCATCCGCGGCGGACTCGAACAGCAGCTATCTGGGTTTCCCTGGCGGAGCCCATAAACGTCGACATCATCGTTCCCCTGGCGGTGTTGCCAAAAGGCTATTACTGCGTACCGGCTGATGCCCTTGGATTGATGTTCCATCCAGATAGCTGGCAGGCATGGCTTCAGGATCCTCGCCATCTTCGGCGAGAGCTTGGATCAGGAGGTGCAATAGCTGATTGGTCTTGCGCTGCTCATCGAGCAAGTCTCCGAGCAATGGTCGAATGTCGCTGTGAATCCCAGCCTGAAGTCCGTTGTTCAGGACCAAAGCCCTACAGCCAAGGCTTTCTGCCAGCGGCTGGATAGACTCAGATATACGGTCGACCTTCTCCTGGGACAGGGCGAGGCCCGTACTGAGCACCAATAGAGACTTCTGGCTATCGTTCATCATCCACTCCAGATCGCTTCGGCTTAGCAGCCATAGCAGAGGCCGCGCGCTCTACCGCAACACGAGCCCACTTCTTCGCCCATTCTCGTGTCTTGTTGCAGAAGGTGCACTTGGTCATCAGCTGCGCCTTCCCTTAATTGTCTCAAGATACGCATCGTATGAGATGCGCGACTCCATCTCTTCGCCGCAGAGCCTCACCCGCTTGTTAACGAGTGCGAACGTGACCGTGACGGTTGGAACAGGACCATCGTTGCTGACGCTCAACGAAAGCTGGCCAGGGAGCGGCTTCCCGTTGCTGTCACACAAAATCAGGGATGTGCCGGTGTTCTTCAGTAGAAGCGGAGCATCCATCAGTACACCCTCAGAATGTGGGCAAGATTCCCCCGCGCACGACACACAAGGCCGAGCAGGATTGCCAGGACCAGGGTCAGCCAAGGGGAGACAGGATTCAGTCTGTAGCCGTGGAGTGCATCGAGCATCACGCTCAGGGCAAAACACCCACTACCAACGCACAGCAGGTATGCGAGCCAGGACACTCCCCGGCGATACCTCGCGCCTTGCCGGCGGTATGTCGCCAGCCGCATGCAGATGGCGCCGCAAATCATCGCGGCTACCAGAGTCCAAGGGTCAACCATTACGACCTCCAAAGCGGTCCGCTATGAAGCGGAGCCAACCAGGCGTCTTCCCCCCCTGCGCCCACTCCAGCAAGCTGGTGCCCACTGCGACGCAGAACAATGCCCCACCAAAGGCGACCAGGCCCGATGTCCTTGCCCACTCCCGCCCGATGACTTCGCCGGCGACGTAGTAGCCAACGATCCAGGACGCAGCGAAGTAACCAAGGCGAGCCCAGGCCGAGATGTCCTTGGCATACACCACGAAGAAGATAGCCCCAGCAAAAGCCCCGATCACTGCATTGGCATCAATGCCAGGGATCAACGCAGACGCACCAATACCGACCAGGCCGGCGACTGCTACCGCACCACTCGGCTCGGCCATATTCACGTACTCCAGATGCAGAAAAGCCCAGGTCGTTGCCTGGGCCTTGTAGTGTGGTGCCGGCAGCAGGAGTCGAACCCGCAACCCTCTGATTACAAATCAGCAGCGCTCCCTGTTGCGCCATACCGGCTTATTGGCTGACGCGGATGGGACCGAACCATCGACCAGTCGGGCAACAGCCGACCGCTCTACCTCTGAGCTACACGTCATTGAATCGAGTTTGGAACGGCTCGCGGGACTTGAACCCGCAACATCTGACTTGGAAGGACAGGACCGAGATGACGGTTCAGTCGATGATGATCAGGGTTGCGATGTTGTTGGAGCGAGTGGACATGGCGACCTCCTGGCTCAGAAGGCGGCAATGCGCTCAGCCAGAATTTGCTGATATTCACGCATGGCGCCGAGCTGGGCAGTCAGACGCTCCTGCTCGCCGGATTCCAGGGACCTGAAGAATTCGCCGCCGAGGAATCTGGAAAGCTTGTCGACCTTATCGTCTAGCTGCACCTTCTCGCCGACTATTCGTTGCTGGTGCGGAAGGAGGTGGCCAATATGCCCCATCCGAAGATAGGCAGCCTCAAAGACATCCTTCGGGCTCCAGCTCATATAGCCATCGGCATATTTCACCGTATAGCCCGGCTGTCCGTCTCTGTCTTGCTCCCACGCCAGGATCTGCTTGGTGCCGATATAGCTCTGAGTCATTTCCTGCCTCCAGAAATAAAAAAAGCCCAGCGCTAGGCTGGGCTCTGAATAGGTGCCGGGCGAACCCGGCGTCACGCCCGCAGAGCAAGTAGCCGGGGCTTTCGCCTTGTTCACCAGTGGTGACCCTTGCTTTCTTCTGCCGCATGCGTGATTTGGAGTGACCGGGGCTGAATCCGGCATGGCGGTGAACTGGCTATAACGCCCACTGAACGTTGCCGCCGCGTATCCTCTTAGCGCATCAGCCTGCGCATTCACTCCGTGCCGGGCTTCCACCGGCTCCCACTTCAATTTAACGCCTGCGTGTCCAAGGCGATCCCGGCCGCGTAGTCGCAACCCGAAGGATTCAGATCAGTACCACTGCCGCTCCAACCAGGAGCAGCAGGACCAGCGCGCCACCGCCGATTCCCTTGAGCAGCCAAACATCTTTCGATTCAGCAGACATTTCAGAACTCCGCATTGGGCTGGAAACGAAAAAGCCCCGGCAGATGCCAGGGCTTCAGAGCCACCGATCCTCACAACGCGCAAGATCGACAGGATGGGGAAATATTCGCTCAAACGCTCATTGAATGCAAGCCCTATGCTGCTTCGCCGAAGATGATTCCCTCCGCCATCAGGATTTCACCAGCCGCAACCTCTGCCTCTTTGAGCATTTCATTCAGGACGCTATGAATTCCAGAGCGCCACCGGCGCCTGGTCTGCTCTGGACGACCCTCAGACTCCCAGTTGTTCATGTCGTAGAACACGGCATCGAGAATGATCATGTCGGTAGAGCGCTTTCCTTCTGCCCCCTTCAGCTTGGGGATAGCCCAGGTATAGACAGCCATCCCAAGGAACCTGCGTGGCGCCGGGGTGGCGATCAGGGGGATAAGCGCCTCGATTGCGGCCTTCTTCTTCTCGCGGTGAGTGCTGTACTTCGCCACAAGTGCGTTCCAGTGCCGAGGCTTGAGCTGGCTGTGTAGCCTGGCATGCACCCAGCAATCGGCATCGATGCGCTTGATTCCCGAACTGTTAGAGGCCCTGATCAGCCCGGCCAACCCCTCACTGTCGGCGTAACCCGGCTGGTAGAGCTTCTGCCAAGCTTGCTTAGCAGTGTTGTCGATGGTTTCCGCCGCCAGGGCGGAGACGACCGCAGACAGAATGCTGGTGTAGATCATCATTCGCCCCCTTGAGCGCTGAGCACGGCGTTTAAAACGTAAGATTGGTCTGTCTGTTCGCTGACTGTTTTGCTCCTGGAGTTGACCTGCGAGCGAGCATCACATCCGGCACAGCACATGCCGAAACATCCTCTCGGAGGCTCCAGATAATCGGGGTATTCGTTGGCGCGCTCACCATCCTCAGCACCTGGCGTGCTGACCATGTTCGACAGCAGCAGCGGGTGATAACCGTCGGCGAACCAGTTTCCCAGCCAGGCGGCAGCAATACCGATCGCATAACCGATGAGACCGCTCCCTATGCTGAAGAGAACGATGGTCAGAGTTTCTTTGGTCATGCCGTTGCCCTCTTCAGTTCGCGCAGCTTGGCGCGGTACTTGGCGGTGATCGCCTTCAGTTCGTCGTTGGTGTACTTGCGGGGACGGTGATCGGTTTCCAGAGCCTCTACAGCCTCCAGGCCGATGCGTTCGATCAAGCCCTCACGGAAGCCCTGGGAAACGGTAAGCCCCTTCCTGGCGTACTTGCTGGAGCCGGCGTTACATGCCTTGCATTGAAGCCATATGTTGGATGGCTCCAGGCGGTGCTCGGGCCTTGCCCCCTTGCCGAGGAAATGCCCTGCGTCGAATGCTCCTCCAGTCTTCCAGCCTTGTTCGGCCAGTACCTCGGCCTGAGACTTGCCGCAGCTTATGCAGCCGCTGCCGATGGAAAGTTCGTAGGTTCGCCGGTAGTCCCGAACGGCTTTCTCTGCATCTTTGATGTGGTCGCTGTGCGTCTTCAACCGCTCCTTCCGAACCTTGATCTCCCTCCGCTCTCGGTCAGCGATGGCCTTCCGCGCCGGCTTGGCGTGCTTGTCCTTGATGGCCAGGGCGCAGGCAGGAGAGCACACACGCTGGCCAAGGCGCTGCGGGATGAACTTGGCGCCGCATTCGGTGTTCTGGCACTTGCGGGGCTTGGGCTGGCTGGCAGGAATGCTCACTGAGGCTCGCTCCCAGCACGCATTGCGCGCATCTTGTCCCGCTTGATGATCGCCGTGCAGGCCGCGTGGCCGTGGAAGCACTCATCGGGCATCCCCCTCGGATCTGAGCAGCAACAGTCAGAGCAAACCCAACCGCATTCGCCCCGCGCAGCGCTGTCGGTCCATTGGCGCATCGAATCGTTCATGCCTTTGATATGGCTAGGCAGTTCGCTGGCGGGGATGACGGTTACTTTCGCGATGCTCATTCCTCCACCTCCTTCGCCTTCTGCTGCTCGGATTGGAAGTCTCCGCGGAGTGGCATGAGATACCGTTCAGGTATGTAGAGCCGGTCTCCTTCATGGAGCACCCACCAAGCTGGCCGAATCACCCGAAAGGTCTGGCCGTCTTCGGCAAACAGATCACCAGGGGCAAGTCGAGACATCAACTCGACTACCACTCCCGCACTGATGCAGCTGGGGATGTCTTGCAGATTAAGAGCGAGATCGCCCGCCTTGAACTTGCTCATGCGAAAGTCCCCATCTGATCAGCCGCCGCCATGGCGTCAGCCTCGGTTTCGAAGTGAGAGGAAAGGACCAGCCTCCAGCAGGCAGCAAACACGTCGCGGTAAAGCGGCTCAAAAGCTGTGTCGCCCATGCTCGCCCAACTGATCGACTTGGCTTCCTTGCGAACGCCGTCAGGCGTGTGGATCAGGTGGAAGTGCCCGGCCTCGATGGTGATCCACTCCCGGAAAGCCTCTCGGCTCTTCTCGACTGCGGGGAAGCGGTCGGCGCGATTAGCCTCAAGCTTGGCGATATACGCAGCGACGGCGTTCTGCAACTGGCCAGGGCGGCCATTCAGATCCTCGAAGTACTTGGCAAGCCCGCGGATACCGCGCATCTCCTGGCGCGGCACCAGCCCGCCTTTCGGCTCCCAGTACTCCCACGCCAAATCCAGCATCGCGAAGAACTTCCCGTGGAATTTGGCGTTGCGCATCCGAGTGAATTTTCCATGGACGACCTGGCCGGCCTTCCACTTCTGGACAGTTTCACGGTCAGCCTCGGTGGCCGGAACCAATCCCTGGGCGGTACGGATAAGGGCGAGTTCAGCCACGGCCTACCCTCCCCTGGAACCAAACTTTATCGGGCGTGATGCCAGGGATCATCTCTGCGCGACGGCGAAGAACTTCTGCCCGCTCATGCGGGACTCCGGTCCGATCAGAAACCCCGTTGCGATAGCCATGCATGTAGGCAGCCGTCGAGCGCTGGGCGCGCAGGCCGTCCTTGCCGGCCATGTAGCCCTGAACCATTTCCCAATCGGCGTCCGAGTACATGTCCGGCTTGCGATAGTTCGGCATCACTCGACCTCCTCCGGCTTGGCGCCGGGAACCTCAGAACTGCAAGCAGCTGGCGGCCAGTGCCCCTTGTCCTCGAGCAGGTCCACGCACAGCGCGACGCACGCATCGCAGATAAGCGCCGATGGGCCTTTGATGAGAGCCTTGAGGTCGTGCTCGGACTCTCCGCAGAACGAGCAATAGTGAGTTTTCTCGCTCATTACACAGCCCTCCGCTCAGCCCGTTCAGCGAGTTCACGCTCGGCGTAATCGTTGGCGATGTCTACGATATCCATGTCACTCGCCCTCCCCTTGCAGGCTCTTCAGCAGTGCCTTGAGTTGGCGATAGCTTTCCATCGACTTGGCGCTCGATTCGCGCTCCTGCTCGACTGCCAGCGCGACGTCCTCGATGCGATCAGACAGGCGCTTCATGTGCTCGGCCATGCCGGCGAGCTCGTTTGCCAGTTCGCCTAGCATCTCCAGCGGGGAGGCGGAGCGCTTCGGCTCGGACTGGGTTTCGATCTTCTTCGCGGGCTCCGCCATCTTCGGCTCCTGATGCTTGGTCTTTTTCTCGACTTGGATTCGTTGGTAGTGGTCAGTACCAGTGCGGCGGATCAGTCCGGAATCGACTAGATCGCGCAGGCAGCCCTGGACAATCCGAACGTCCGGCGTGCTTCCGGTCATGTTGCGAAGTGCGGTGAGCACCTGGAACGAACGCCAGGGCTCAGAGATCGGTACGCACTCGTAGACCTTCTTCGCGATTCCGGTCTGGCCCTGCATGAGGGATTCCTGTTTTGCGGGAGTCACTGTTCAACCCTCCCCTCCGGCCAAATGCTCTTCACGACATCAACCGGGTCGCAGTCTTCCATCAAGATCATCGTGAACGCCGGGCGACCCGGCAGAACTACCTTCCAGCAGCGCTTCATGCGGCCTCCTGATCGGCTTGTTGTTGGGTGATTCCGGAAAATTCAATCCACTGGCGAGGCTTGTGCCCTTCGCGCTCCATGTACTGAGCTGACGCTGGGTCAAACCAGAGCGGAATGGTTTCCTCGATGCCGGTGAGGCGCTGCTTTGTGATGACCATCTTCACGTCGGAGTGAGATGCGTAGTACGCGCGGTCCTCTTCGCTTCCGTCCTTCATCGCGACCTCTTTCTTCTTGTTGCGCCAAACGGTGATCACGTTGTCGGCCAGGTCGGTGAGGATTGCGCCACCTCGAACGTCGAGTTTCCCCGGCAACTTGGTCTCGTCGTCAGCCTTGCGCGGGTGGGCAACCAGATGGACGTGGACGCCCATTTCATGGGCAAAGCCAACGATGGCTTCCATGGCCTGCTTCTGGCCGTTGTAGTCGTCCTCGGCCATGCCAAGCTTCGCCAAGCTGTCGACTACGAATTGCTTCACTCCGTACCGCCGCGCGGCGTAGCGGAAGGTGTCGATCATCTCGGCGGTATTGGCCGAACCCATCTGGTTGTAGATCCACAACCGGCCCCCCAGAAAATCCAGGATCGCGTGGATGTATCCGCGGGATGGCAGGTTCATTCCTGCCGCCTGGCGAACCATGCGTTGCAAGGTGCGCTTGGCCGGCATCTCCATTGAGGCGATGCAGAATTTCTCCCCCTGCCTCATTCCGTGGAAGGCCAGGTAGTTCAGAAGCTGGGATTTCCCGTGACCGCTCCAGCCGGTCCAGATAGTGACCTCACTGTCGCGGAACCGAATGGTGTCGTGAGACTTCTCCCACGGGGTCGCCATCCCCATTACTACCGGGTTGCGCTCAAAGAACTCGGCACAAACGTCATCGGCGAAGGTTTCGGCTCCTACCAGTTTCTCCGGATCAAGGGTCTTGGCCTTGGCGTAGCAGTCGTCGATGTCGTCGCGGGTGTAGAACAGGGCATCCAGGGCTTCGTTGAAGTCCTTGCAGCCTAGGTCCAGGATGCGGCAGCGCTCGCGCCCAAGGCGCTTGATGATTTCTTCGGTCGCCTGCTTGCCGGGCTCGTCGTCATCCATGGCGAGGTAGATCACGTCGAACCGGGACAGGCGCGAATATTCGTGTTCGATCCACGCCTGTTTCTCGCCCTTACCACCACCGAACGGAACCGACAGCGCCGGACGACCGTACTGCCAGGCAGTCATGGCGTCGATCTCGCCCTCGGTGATCGTCACCTCGCGAGCGCCATCGGGAATGGCCTGCCAGCCGAACAGGCAAGGCTCTGCGTCAGCCGAGGCGGAAATCCGTTTCTTCCCGTTGGGGCGATCAACTCCGAGCTTCTTCCAGAAGATCAGAGCGCCGTCCCGCAGGTACGGGAACACGATGTCTCGGCCAGACTCGCCGATCTTGAACTCGGCAATGGTTTCCGGCTTCAGACCGCGCCCAACAAGGTAGGCCATGACCGGAGACTCATCGACCGGAGCCTTGCACTTGGGGCGCTCAGGGCGAACGTAGGTCTTGCGAGAGGGCGCTTCGAGTTTCGGATCAGCGATGCCCAAGTAGGACTTCGCCTCGGCCAGTGCGGTGCCCATGTCACAACCGCGAACAGCGCGCCACAGGTCCAACAGGTCGCCTGTTTCGCCGGTCGAGAAGTCGCACCAGACGCCGGCTTTCTCGCCCTTGAGGTGGACGCCCAGGCTCTGGCCCTTTTCGCCGTTCACGCTGCCGACACGCCACTCGGCTCCCTCGCGCTTTCCGCTGGGCAGCAAGTGGTGCGCAACGTCGATCACGCGATCAGCGAGGCGCTGAGCAATCTCAGAGGGGGTCATTGCGCCTCCCCGGCAGCCGGCAGGCGCTTGCAGGTGTAGTCGTGCGTGTAGATCGACAGGACTGTGTTCGGAAGGTGGTCGTGCCAGAACTCGTGGGACTCGGTCACATAACCACGCGGCGCTTCGAACGGGTATGTTTTCCCGTTCACGACAGCGCCCTTGCGGATCGGGTGGACGTTCGACTTCACGCGGTCAGGGAACAACCCCATCCACCCTGCGCTGATCGAAGCCTGGATCACTGCATCCGGGTTGGGATGGCCTGCAAGCTGCTTCGCTTGCGCCTTGCAGGTGGTCTCCTTCAGCGGCTTGCGCAACTCGCTCCGGCACTTGACCCATTCAGCCCACACCGATGGCGTGACGTTTTCCGGGCAAGCATCCAGCGGGTTGAACTTCGGAGACGGCACAGCCGGCTCTACCCCCTCAGGGGGGTAAGGGGGGTTATGCTCTTTCTCTTCTTCTGTATCTTTATACAGCGTGACATTGCGTGACTCTGCGTGACATTGCGTGACATCATCAACTTTAGATGCCTCCCGCTCACGTTCGCGCTGCTCCCTTTTACGCTGAGCAGCAGATTTTGCGCCTCTTTCAGGGTTACCGGCGTCCTCGCGCTTCGGCTGACGGTTATCCCATCCAGTGAGGGCATCACCATCCAGAACGCGCCCTTGCATCGCGTCGATAACATTCACGATCTGTTCGTCTGTCACGTCAAGCGCGCTAGCCAAATCTTCCGTCGTGACAGTCACGTGACCGCGCGTGACATTTCGTGACGCATCGACCAGAAGATGCAAATACACCGCCTGGACCAACGCAACGGGTTGCCCGGATACGCGAGCAATCGTTCTCCATTTCGGATCATTCGGCATGTCATGCCAAAGCCGCAGCCAGCTATTCGACATTTCCTTCTCCTTTGTCATCGTCCAGCGGGCCACGCATGTCTTCCCGCATCGATGCGGCGAGAATGCAGAGATCGCTTGTGAATTGGTGGAGTTGATCCAGAGTAATGGTCACAACCTGATCACCCTGGCAGATGGAAATGGAGTCCTTCGCCGGACGAAGCTCCAAGGCGTTGTAAGTCAGCGTTCGAGGTTGCATAATTCACCTGTCACCTGATGTTGTTTCCCCAAGCGTGATTCGGCTGCCACCGATCCACGCACCGACAAAGCCCTGTAGTAGTCGCGCAGGGCTTTGTTGTATCTGCGCCTCCACTCACCCCGCCAGCTCTTCAGCAGCGTTAGCCATTGCGGCGTAGTCAGAGTTCGTGAGACGAGGGCGCATAGTCACTTCGCCCTGTGCAGTTCGAGCACGGCCCGAACCTCTTCATGCCTGGCGGCCATGTGCTTGGCATGCAAGGCCAAAATCTCTTTCGCCTCATCGGCGCTGATCTCCCCGTCCTCCAGGGCCAGAGCGATCATCTGATCAACCCGGCCACGCTTAACCGCTGTACGCAGCGAACGGTGGTGCAGGTCTACGTTGTCCAGATCGCCCGCTTCCGGCGTCCGCACAAACACTCCCCCATACATCGCGCAGATGTAGTCAGGCAGATAGGAAGTCCCCATCTCCTGCTCCAGGACGTGCAGGTCGCCGTCGCTCAGGGGCTTCACGCCCGCCGTTTCGTACATCTGGTTTTCCAGGCGCTTGAGCGGAATCCCCAGACGCGCAGCAGCGCAATCGCGACCTCCCGGATAGGCATTGGCTACCGTGGTCATTACCTTTCTGCGGGTCTCTAGTACGGGCGTTTTCATGCTCTAGTTCTTCCCTTGAGGTCGGTGCTATACGCTGTCAGCCGTGAATTGAGGGGACGGCGAAAGCCAGCGCTTCGAATGTGGAGTCCGGCGCAACCGTGGTAGCTTTTTGCTTCCACACGAAAAGGCCGCGGAGGCCGGACATGACTGACGAAATCGACAAGATCGTTGCGACGATCAACGCGCAGAAAGGCGAACTGATGGGCATCAACGCCTTCCTTATGGCAATGGCACGCTCGCTAACACCTGCGGAACTCGGGAGGGTTCTCGACGGGTTCGATAACGAAATTGCGCACATGCGATCGTTCTTGGCGTACTCGCAACTGCCGGACGAAGTCATTGGGGGTCTCGAGGGTTATGTGAAGACTTGGAACGCGATTCGAACGAGGCCAAACCAGTCTTGAGAGACTGCGCCCAGAAAGCGTCTCGGCTCTCCTCGTCATCCTTCAGCGCTTTCTCGGCAGTCACTTTCTCTGGCCCGGCCAGAACCATTTCGCGGGCCAGCTCGATGAAGCGCAGCGCATCCTCTTGGCTCATGCCTGAGTCGAACTGGATGTAGGCCGTTGGCCACTTGTCGATCAGCCGGATTTCACTGGAGCTCTTCCTCGACGACGTGGCGCCCAGGAAGTAGGCCATCGCCAACGAGGAACCAAAGATCAGGATTTGCATGAATTCGGTCATGGCTGGCCTCCCGGCCGGTAGATTGGTCGGGGTCAGGCAACGGCCTTGGAGGAATGAGACGGGAAAGCCTTAACCTCCTCAGCGGAATAGGTTCCGTCTGCGTTTTCGGTGACATAGATGTCACGCCCAACGCGCAAGGCCTTGTTCAATGCGCCCTGGGTCAACCCCAGCAGCGCAGCGGCCTTGGTCTGTCCCTTCTGGGCAGAAAATTCTTTGAGAGGAATGCGGTGCATAACCCAGGTCTCCATGGTTTATCCATGGATAAAGTATTGCCGGCGGTTATTTTAAAGTCAATGCCGGCGGCGATGGATACCTATCGCCTGCGGGAATACCCTTCGCACATGAGCGACAAGAAACGTGAAATCTCCCACTGGGAGAAAGAGGAATGCGCAAAGCTGAAAGCTGCGCTGGAAGAATTCAACGCCGGGAAATCTCGGAAGGACAGCCTTACCCAGGGGAAAATCGCCGAAGCTCTCGACATGAGTCAGGGGTCCGTGAGTTCCTATCTCAACGGGTACAACGCGCTCAATGCGAGGTTTGCTTCGTACGTTGCCTCGCAAATTGGGATTCGTATCGAGTCATTCAGTGAACGGCTGGCGGCGGAAGTTGGGGAGATGGCCAAGGCTGTACATGCAGAACCCGCAAAGGGGAATGTCATCCCTGCCGACTTTTCAAGGCAGAGGACAAAGAGCGGGTTCATTGTCGTCCCCCAATACGATATCGCTGCCTCCATGGGGAAAGGCCTGGCGCGCCCAGAATTTGATGTCGTTATCGACTCGATTGTCGCGAGCATCGATTACTTATCTCGCAACGTCAGGTACTCAGCGCCAGACAACCTCGCGCTAATCACGGGATATGGCGACAGCATGCAGCCTACGTTTTCGGACGGAGACATCCTTCTAGTCGATACCGGCATCACTGAGATAAAGATAGATGCCGTCTACGTTATGGCCCTGAAGGATGAGCTTTACATAAAGCGGATGCAGCGAAGGGCAGATGGCACCTTTCTGATGATCTCAGACAACAACGCATACCCACCAATCGAGGTATCCAGCGCCGAATTAAAAAGATTCCAGGTGCTCGCTAGGGTCCTGCTGGCCTGGAATGCGAAGAGACTGTGATGGACACCTGATGTTCAAGGAGAGAAACGATGGTCGACTGGCACGCTGAATTTGGGGATAGCCGAATTTTCCACGAGAAGCGCATAGACCGAAGGTCTGTCGATGAGCTTGCAGGACTGGCGGCTGGGATCACTGCTGATGGGCATATCAATCAGCAGGAGGCCGAGTTCCTACAGGATTGGATTGCTACGAACCTGGTCCATCTTGACGATCCAGTGACCAACCTCCTCTACAGGAGGCTCTCAGACATGCTTTCCGATGGCGTGTTAGACGCTGACGAGTCCGCCGAACTGCTTGAGATTCTTAGAGGGTTTGGTGGCCTCTCTGCTTCCAAGCCGAAACCAAGCGACAATGCCTTTACTCCATCGAATGCTCTTCCGCTCAACAATCCAGCGCCCAAGCTTGAATGGTCGGGCCATCTCTACGTTTTCACTGGCGTCATGGTCTACGGCCCCAGAAAGCATTGCGAAGAGATCGTCGTCAACCGCGGCGGGGGAATAGCCTCAGGCATCAGCAAAAAGGTGCATTACCTGGTTGTCGGCGAGATAGGCAACGAGCAGTGGCTTCACAGCACCTACGGAACCAAGATCAAGCGAGCTGTCGAGTTGCGTGAGGAAGGCCATCCCATCGCGATCATCAGCGAGAAGCACTGGCAAGCCTCGATGTTCAACCTGGTCTAGGTGAGGCGAGGCGTCATCGCATATGGGCCGCAGGCTCACGAGCACCGCATCATAGGCAAGGTCATCTGGAGGGGTGGGGATTTGTGATGGGCTGCGAGAGGCATACCAGCAATCAACTAAGGAAGATGGAATGAGCGAGCCAACTAGGATTACCGAAATTCCACATGAACGACTTGGCTCGTTTATTGACGAGCATGTCGATAAGTACTCGGCATACAGCATCCAGTGGAATGGCGAGGCAGCTGTCCATCTTACTTTTGGACGAGATTCACTGCGCCTTGGGACCACCAGGCTTGTCCACTTCGATGACGCTCCTGCACAGGATGACTCAGGCCGACTTGAAGTCGTCAGGCTTGACGTAGCAGCTATCTCAATGCCGCTCGCAACAGCCAAACGCCTTTCTGAAACCCTGGCCAGAATGATAAAAGGACTTGAGGGTGGGGCGGATGAGTGAAGCGCTGTCAATCAGAGACCCCTCTGGAAAAGTGGTTCCTGATCATCCATCATGGAGAGGAAGAGGAAATCCTCCCGAGGAAGACGAATTGAACACTCGAATTATCAATCTTGAGCGAGACATGACTGATGTCAAAGTGGCAGTCGGCAAGATTGAGACTCGCCTTGAAAGCATCGAGAAGCACATGGTGACAAAAGGGCAGATGGCGGTCTGGGCCCTTTCTGCCATGCTCGTTGTAGGTGGGTCGTTCGTAGGAGCTATCTGGTGGATGGCTCAGCAATACCTAGCGCCCATACTGTCTGAAATCGGCAGAATAACCTCCTGAATCAGCCCCGCACCGCGGGGCTTTTCGTTTCTGCCTGCCCTTCCCTCCCGGCTCCGCACTGAGCTGACGACCGCCCTACCCCGGCGCTGAACTCGCCCCAGCGCCACCCTTCCCACCTAACACCGTATCCAGAGCCCGCCTAGCGCGGGCTTTTTCATGGGCGCAAGAAAATATATCTCCGCCGGTATTGACTTATGTATATCCGGCGGCGATAGTTAATCCATAGCCGCAGCCAATACGCGGCCCAGGCCACCGAGCCGACCGCTCTTTCGACAATTTGGGAACCCTCTGCTGCGCCAACGTCGCGAGACGCTGGAAGAGGCAAAAGACGCAGCCCGAGCTGGGCCGGACAGTCCAGCCGTGCAAGCCCATGCGTTGCACGCGACGTCGCTCAAGTCACCTGCCAATAGACCAAAGAAGCAAACGCAGGAGTGGGAACGAACCCCGACAAGGAGAAGCGACCGAGACGAACCGATTTCTCAGATGCCCTTCGCCATCCCGGGAGGGGCATCGAAGAAGTCAACACGCCCTGGAGGGCAAGGCGATGAATGAAAAGGCCTTACTGGCTTTACGTCAGTCTCTTCGAATCATTCGCAGGGAGAGCGACGTACACCGAGCGCGCATCGAGTACTACGAAACGGTCGGGATGTTGCGCGGATTGCACTACGGCGGAGCGATCGACTCCTGGCAGCTATTAGCTCTAACCGAGCTAGCAGGAAGCGCATACATCAACGCCGGTAAACCCTGGTAAGGAGACTGAAATGGCTCAATTCAACATCGATTCCCACCTGAGCGACGGCAAGAGCCTGCAATGGCTTGCCCTGCCGGACGCCGGTGAACAGCCTCTGGACGTTGAGGTGAAGGTTCGCCAGGCGGCAATGAAGAAGTTCGGACAGTCCGTCTTCTTCAATTGCTGGGAGCACGTAGTTGCAAGCAACGGCTACATCACCGTGCGGATGCATGCGTGATGCAAGGGTCGACCCGATGACAATCATTCACGAATGTGACCGGTGCAACGCGCCCGGCCGCGTGATCGAGACGTCCGACGGATTCCGCTGCGAGGGTTGCTACGAGGAGGCGCAGGAGCAGGTGCGCAGCGATGCGAGCTGCCCCAAGTGTGGGCGCCTGGGGGTGACGGCTACCGGAATTTGTTACGCCTGTGAGAACACTGCCCCGGTTCGCCGGGGCATCACCAGCTCCAACCCATTTGCCCATCCGGGCGCCCTATCGCCCAACCCAGGGCAAACCTAAAACGGAGAATCGCGATGGCGAGCAAGAAAAAAGCTGCGTCCGAAGAGGTCGTGACCGCTTACAAGGGATTCAAGCAGGACCTGACCTGCCGCGACTACCAGTTCGAGATCGGCGGCACCTACAAGCATGAGGGTGAGGTAGAGGCATGTTCTTCGGGTTTCCACTCTTGTGAGTATCCCCTCGATGTCTTCGGCTACTACGCCCCAGGCGAAAGCCGATTCGCCATCGTAAAGGCTTCGGGGCAACTGAGCCGTCACGACGATGACAGCAAGATCGCCAGCGCCACCCTGGTGGTGGAGGCGGAAATCAGCATGCCGACCATGATCTCGCGGGCCCTCGACTGGATCATGAGCAAGGTAGATAAGTCGGTTGAGCAGACGGTGGTGGGCGAAACAGCGTCGAACACCGGCAACCGCTCGGCAGCGTCGAACACCGGCAACCGCTCGGCAGCGTCGAACACCGGCGACTACTCGGCAGCGTCGAACACCGGCGACTACTCGGCAGCGTCGAACACCGGCAACCGCTCGGCAGCGTCGAACACCGGCAACCGCTCGGCAGCGTCGAACACCGGCAACCGCTCGGCAGCGTCGAACACCGGCAACCGCTCGGCAGCGTCGAACACCGGCGACTACTCGGCAGCGTCGAACACCGGCAACCGCTCGGCAGCGTCGAACACCGGCAACCGCTCGGCAGCGTCGAACACCGGCGACTACTCGGCAGCGTCGAACACCGGCGACTACTCGGCAGCGTCGAACACCGGCGCTACTCGGCAGCGTCGAACACCGGCAACCGCTCGGCAGCGTCGAACACCGGCGACTACTCGGCAGCGTCGAACACCGGCAACCGCTCGGCAGCGTCGAACACCGGCAACCGCTCGGCAGCGTCGAACACCGGCAACCGCTCGGCAGCGTCGAACACCGGCGACTACTCGGCAGCGTCGAACACCGGCGACTACTCGGCAGCGTCGAACACCGGCAACCGCTCGGCAGCGTCGAACACCGGCAACCGCTCGGCAGCGTCGAACACCGGCGACTACTCGGCAGCGTCGAACACCGGCGACTACTCGGCAGCGTCGAACACCGGCAACCGCTCGGCAGCGTCGAACACCGGCGACTACTCGGCAGCGTCGAACACCGGCGACTACTCGGCAGCGTCGAACACCGGCAACCGCTCGGCAGCGTCGAACACCGGCGACTACTCGGCAGCCGAGGTCAGCGGCAAGGAGTCCGTCGCCGCATCCCTGGGCATCGAAGGCCGCGCTCGCGCATCTGCTGGTAGCGCCATCGTCCTATGTCATCGTGACGACGAGGGGCGCCTAATCCATATCCGCGCCAGCAAGGTCGGGGAGAACGGCGTAGAGCCGGACACCTGGTACCAGTTGAATGCCGAGGGCGAGTTCGTCGAATTCGACGAGTGAGCCGCAATCGAACAGCGAACGAGTCGAGGGGCTAGCGCAGCCAGACCTGACGCATCCGGGGAAGTGCCCGGCGTTCGCTCCATTTGCCCTGATACGGGAAGAGGAAAACGAAATGCCAAATTGGGTAACCAACAAGGTTAAGGCTCCGCAGGAAGTCATCCAGGCAATGGTCAGCGAAGAAGGCCGCATCGATTTCGGAAAAATCATCAAGTTCGGCGGCGAGTTTCCATGGAACGGTGTTTCGGTCGATGCAGAAACCGCTGCTGAGCGCGTACTGAACCTGCCACTGAATTCGCATCCCTTGGTCGGCAGCATGCAGAAATCCAGTCGTGACCGCGTTGACGTTTCAAAGCTGAGCGATGAGAGCTTCGAGCAGTTCATCCAGATGCTGCGCAATCACCGCCAGACCGGCTACTTGCACGACATGGACTTTGCCAGATCGGCCTGGGGCACCAAGTGGAATGCCTATGAGTCCAGGGTTGACGGACCTGAGTCCGCAAGCTTTGAAACAGCATGGTCTTTCCCTGAGCCGATCTTCCTCAAGCTGAGCTCGATGTTCCCTGAGGCAACCATCGAACTCAACTACGCAGACGAAGACATCGGCAGTAACTGCGGCACGGTCAGGTTCAAGGGTGGAGAGGTAATTTATCGCGACGAGTCTGCGGGCTGGAACAGCATGTCCGGGGCCGACCGCGAGAGGTGGACCAGCTTTGCCTACGAGGTCAAGGGCTGGGAGCGCGACCAAGAAGACGACTGAACAGCCAGCGCCACGTCAGCCTGACGTTAACTGCCCGATCCACCTGGCTCCCCATCGCCAGGCTGTATCGGAGAGTGGTCTGAAATGCGCAGGCTGAGGCGCTGCCCCGGCAGTGGCACTGCAAATCTTACGGGGTCTTCCCGAAAAACAGCAGCGAGCACGGAGATCAGCACCGGCCAGACCACTCCCCCATACAGCCAATTACCAGCCCCCGGGCAAGAGAGGAATCCATGCCAACCCTTTTTGAGTTCGCTGCAATGTGGGGAATTCTGCTTCTGACGATGTTTTTGCCGATCCGTTTGAAGCGTCGCCCTATTCAACCGCAAGACGCCTGACAGGCAGGAGAACAGAATGGGCAAGCCAGAACCGCGTGACTGGCATGGATATGACGTTTATCCAGATGGCCGCGTTTTCAGCAACTCAGGCTGGAGATCAAAAGGTTATTTCGAGATCAAGCAATCGCTAGATCAGTACGGATACCCAGCAGTCCGCTTAATGATTGGCGGCAAGAGAAAGCGCGAAAGAGTTCACCGTCTTGTAGCAATTCTATTTCACGGGCCAAGGCCAACCCCGTTCCACCAAGTGTGCCATGTAGACGGGGACAAACTGAATAACAGTTCCAACAATCTCTATTGGGGTGATGCCAGGGAAAACGCAGCAGATCGAAAGCGCCATGGCAGGACTTCAAGTGGCGCAAAGCACTCCTCTTCGATCATAGCGGGGCAGGCAGCATCGAAATTGGCAGCAGCCGCACCTGAACTTCTGGAGGCGCTTCAAGGAATGATCGAAGTATACGGAGGACGGTACAACGACGACTGCCTTCCAAAGTATTCGACTGAACTCGAATTGATACAGCAAGCAAGAGCCGCAATCGCCAAGGCCACCGCCTAACCGCGCCCTGGCGCATACACACTGGAGGCGAGATGTCATACGGACAGCCGCTGGAGTACGTTTGCCAGCAATACGGAGTGCCAGCGCACATTGGCCGCATGGTGATCGCCTGCGGTCAGCCCGGGATCATTCTTGAGGATCGCGGCAATTACATCGGCGTTGCGCTGGACTCCGACCCAACCAAGGCAGTAAACAACTACCACCCAACTCATGATGTTGAGTACCTGGGGATGGCTCGCCAGATGCCGCTCAAAGAATGGGAGGTTCTGACTGGTGACTTCGACTGGTTTCAGGTCGATTACCTGATCGGAGACGCACGCCACTACGTACACAGGGTTTACGCCGAAACCCGGAGCAAGGCCAAGTACAAGGTGTTCAAGGATCTTGAAGAGGTCTTTGACAGCGCTGAGGCAATGCTGTGCTTCAAGGTTCGCAGAGCCCGCTGACTTCCCCGGCAAGGACGCCACCCTTCAATGGGGATGAGTCCCGCGCAGCGGGAGATGTACTAGGTACCTGCGGCCGTCCCTGCTTCGGCATACGAAATGAGTCACTGAATGGGTCCGCGCCAAGTCAGTCGCCGGTGAGACTCCGGCACATCCCCACCCTACCCCTCATTAGCCCGGCAAGTCCGGGCATTTTTCGCCTGTATGACGACAGCGATTCGGAACGCTGCCGCATGCACGCGAACGCGAGGTGAACATCATGTCATTCCAAACAAAGGAAACGCGCAAGGCTCGCCGCCGACACCTGTGCGAATGCTGCTACCGCATTGTGAATGCAGGTGAGCGATACGTGAAGGTCGCCGGCCAGAACGAAGGTGACTTCTACAGCGCCAAGACGTGCTTGGCCTGTGACAGCCTCATACAACTGGTATGGGAAACGGCAGGCCCATACGACTACCCGGATGGTCTGGCATTCGATGAGTTCTATCAAGCTGCCGAAGACCTAGATCTAGCCTGCCGGATTCCGCAGGAAAACAGGAGGGTAGCCGCATGAACACCGCATTGAAATACGCCCAGGAGCGCTGGGACAACGCGCTACCGCCTAATGATGACGGCGACCGCGAGTATGTCACTGAGCAAGTCGGCAAGCTGTTGAACTGCGAGGACGGTGATTGCGTGCCGTTCCATGATCGGAAAGAAAGGCCCTTTATCGGCCCTGAGTTTACGGTCTACGGCTTTGCCGGATTCGTGCCTGAGTGGCTCGCAGAGGTCGACAGCAAAGAGTGCCCGATGACTCAGCTACTCCTTGCAGTGCGCCGAGGCGATCTGGAACTGGCACAACGCATCTGGTTCCGCGCATTCGAATCCACGCTTATCGAGAACGCTGAACGACTGGTTAGGGAGAGGCGAGCATGAGCATTGACTGGAACACGGCACCGGAGGGTGCGACTCATTGGGAGCCGAGGGGGATAGTATTCGGCGAAGGCTGGATGAAAAAGGTCGGGAATGAATGGTCCTATTGGCTCGAAGGAAGCGAAGTGTGGGCCGGAGTGTGGGCAGATTGTTTTGTATCCGCAGAGCGTGAGGCGACATTCGAGGCTAGACCGCAAGAGGCCTGGGACGGGCAGGGCCTGCCGCCGGTAGGCATCGAGGCCGAGGTCATCTGGGACAGCACGGATATTGCGTACTATCGGGCCAAGATCCTCGCTCACGACGAGGACCGCGTCGTGTTCCGCTGGTGCGAAGGCGAAAGCAAGGGGCAGTACGGGTCATATGCTGTTCTGAACTTCGGAATTCTCCCGACTTTCCGTCCGCTCCGCACTCCCGAGCAGAGCGCCGCCGAGGAGAGGGAGAAGGCGATTGAAGAAATGTGCTTCGCAGAAGAGACGCTAACCGTCAAGCAAGCCAAAGCACTCTACGACGCCGGCTACCGCCGCCAGGAGGAAGGGAAATGACAACCCCTATCGTGCAATCGATCAGTGATGAGCAATTGGCGGAGTTGGAAGAGTACTGCCACAAGAGGGCATTCGTCTGTTGTGGCAATTTCAAATCCGGGGCCGAATACATGAGCGCGCGCGAGGAAGTCTGCTGTAACGAGCCAGTGTTGACGGATGTAAATATCAACACTCCAGCAGAGGAGATACTTGGCCTGATCGCTCGCCTGCGCGCTGCTGAGGCTGATGCTAAGCGCTATCGGTGGTTGCGGGACAAGTCGGCGGACGCAGACGGGGTCTATCCGATGGTGTCGCTTACCGATGACTGTGGCGATCAGGTGTCTAACTGGCTTTTCGGGAAGGCCGTAGACAAAGCTGTTGATGAAGCAATGGAGAGCACGCCATGACCATCACCATAGACCTGAAAGAGGCCGCCCAAGTCCTGATCTTCGGCGGCTTTTTTGTGGGCGGTATCGGCGCTTTCGCCTGGGCATTCGTGGGGATGGTTACGCCATGAATCGCCACTTCAAGCGAATCATGCTCTACACCAAGCGCACCCTGCTCGGCGCGATGGTTGCGATCCTGATCGTGTTCAAGGCAATCGATCTCGGCGGCGCAATCACTGGCGAAGCGACGGCTGAGCAGCCCATTACGCACCTGTCCGCAGCAGGCCGGTAATCCGGATAACTGCGGCTTCCCCAGCGGGCGGTGGGCGGCATGAAGAAAACACCCGCAGCAGCGGCTTCTAGCGCAACGCTATTCATCCCGCAGGGGTGACGCTGCCGAGTGGCGCCGTAAGCGCCTTTCCTTTCCATCTGGAGAACGATATGACTCCCGAACAGTTCATCAAACTCGCCATCCTCCAAACCACTGCACGCTGGGACAACGCCGAACTCCAGAGCGATCTTTCGCCTGATGAGGTTGAAGCGCGCTATGACGCCCTCGTCGAACAAGACGCCCACTGGGATGCCAGAAGCGAAGTTCGTGTGGGTGACGTCGAGACGAACATCGAGCCTGATTACTCGCGTCACTACGAGTCGAAATCAGTCGCCACTCAGGTCAATGGCCAATGGGTCGGCTGGACCTACTGGTATGGTGGCGGAAAGCACGGCGAGCCAGAGGCCATCGACTGGATGGATAAGGCTTACTTCCTTGACTGCGTTGAGGAACAGAAGACCGTGACTATCCGCACCTTCAGCAAGCCAGAAACACCAACCGCCTAACCCTCCCTTCACTGGCTGCGCATGCGCGGCGAGGATCACTCATGTCCGCAGAAACCCAACTGGTCGAAGTGCCGGCCAAAGAAACCGCCCTCCAAGTCTACTCGGCAGCCAATGGCCTTGACCCGTTCCTGGCCAAGATTCGCGAGGAAATCGACGGCTTCGTGCCGGACGTTTCAACCCGCAAGGGCCGCGATGCCATCGCTTCCATCGCCTACAAGGTCGCCCGCTCCAAGACGGCGCTGGACAACGTGGGCAAGGAATTGGTCGCTGAGCTGAAGGAAGTTCCGAAGAAGATCGATGCCGAGCGTAAGCGCATGCGTGACCTGCTGGACTCCTGGCAGGCAGAGGTACGCCAGCCCCTAACGGAGTGGGAGCAGCGCGAGGAAATGCGCAAGGCCAAACACCAGGCCGGCATCGATCAGATCAACCTGCGCCTGGAATGCCGCGACCTAGATTCGACCGAGTTGAAAGCCAACATTGAATGGCTGGAAGGCCTATCCATTGGCGCAGACTGGGAAGAGTTCGAAACCGAGGCCGCCCGCACCAAGGATAAGGCCCTGGCCGCGCTGCGCGAAGCCCTCGTTGCACGCGAGAGGTATGAAGCCGAGCAGGCCGAACTGGAGCGACTGCGCGCCGAAGCTGCTGCTCGCGAGCAGAAAGAGCGCGAGGAGCGCATTGCCCGCGAAGCAGCCGAGGCCGAGCGCCTGGCAGCGGAACGACGCGCCCAGGAAGAACGCGAAGCCGCCGCTCGCCGCGAAACCGAGGCAAAGGCTGCCGCCGAGCGCCGGGAACTGGAACTGCGACTCGCTGCCGAGAAGGCGGAGCGCGAGAAGTTGGAAGCACAGCAACGCGCCGAGCAGGCTGAGCGTGATGCACAGCGGCGCGCCGAAGAAGCCGCTGCCGCAGAGCGCCAACGGCAGGCAGACGAGCAAGCCAGGATCGAGCGCGAGGCAGCAGCCCGAGAAGCCGACAAGGCCCACAAGAAAGCCATCAACAACGAAGCCCTGGCGGCTCTTATCGCCGGTGGCATGCCCGAGGAATGCGCCAAGCAGGCGATCACCCTGATCGCTCAGCGCAAGGTTCCTCACATCACGATCAACTATTGAGGTTCACATGGGAACTGCACTAACACCGCTCCTGACGAAGTTCGCCACGCGCTACGAGATGGGTACCACGCCTGAAGAAGTGGCGAACACGCTCAAGCAGACCTGTTTCAAGGGCCAGGTCAATGATTCGCAGATGGTCGCCCTGCTGATCGTGGCAGACCAGTACAAACTGAACCCCTTCACCAAGGAGTTGTACGCATTCCCCGACAAGAACAACGGCATCGTGCCGGTTGTTGGTGTGGATGGCTGGGCTCGGATCATCAACGAGAACCCACAGTTCGATGGCATGGAATTCTCAATGGACCAGCAGGGCACCGAATGCACCTGCAAGATCTACCGGAAGGACCGCAGCCATGCCATCAGCGCGACTGAGTACATGGCCGAGTGCAAGCGGAACACCCAGCCTTGGCAGTCCCATCCGCGCCGGATGCTTCGCCACAAGGCAATGATCCAGTGCGCACGCCTCGCGTTCGGGTTCGCCGGCATCTACGACCAGGACGAGGCAGAGCGCATCGTCGAGCGCGACGTGACCCCTGGCGAGCCAGTCGAGGACGTGACCGAGGCTCTGTCGCTGATCAATTCTGCTCCGACCATGGATGATTTGCAGGCTGCATTCAGCGATGCCTGGAAGGCCTACAAGTCCAAGGGTGCACGTGACCAACTGACAGTTGCGAAAGACCAGCGGAAGAAAGAACTGCTGGAGGCACCTATCGACGTTGAATTCGAGGAGACCGGCGATGATCGAGCAGCGTAGTGATGAATGGTTCGCACAGCGCCTGGGGCGGGTGACGGCCAGCAAGGTCAAGGATGTGATGGCAAAGGGGCGCAGTGGCGCCCCTTCTGCTACCCGCCAGAACTACATGATGCAGCTCCTGTGCGAGCGCCTGACCGGCAAGCGCGAGGAAGGATTCACCAGCGCCGCAATGCAGCGTGGTACCGACCTGGAGCCGATTGCTCGCTCGGCCTACGAGTTCAATGCAGGCGTAATGACGATCGAAACAGGCCTGATCATCCATCCGCGAATCCATGGATTTGGCGCGTCGCCAGATGGCCTCGCGGGTGAGCATGGCCTCGTCGAGATTAAATGCCCGTCTACCGCAACCCACATCTACACGATGCAGTCGGGCAAGCACGACCCACAGTACGAGTGGCAGATGCTCGCCCAAATGTCATGCAGCGGCCGCGAGTGGGTCGACTTCGTGAGCTTCGACGACCGTCTGCCTGATGAATTGCAGTACGTGTGCTTCCGCTACCACCGCGACGAGGAACGCATTCGCGAGATGGAGTCCGAAGTTAAAGCGTTCCTGGAAGAGTTGGCAGAGCTTGAACATCAGATGCGAGAGCGCATGAGGAAAGCAGCATGAGAGGTGTTAACAAAGTAATTCTGGTTGGTAACGTCGGTGGTGACCCGGAAACCCGCTACATGCCCAACGGCAATGCGGTGACCAACATCACCCTCGCCACCAGCGAGAGCTGGAAGGACAAGCAGACCGGCCAGCAACAGGAGCGCACCGAATGGCACCGCGTGGTGTTCTTCGGGAAGCTCGCAGAGATCGCTGGACAACACGTAAAGAAGGGCCAGCAATTGTACGTCGAGGGATCTCTCAGAACTCGCAAGTGGCAGGCTCAGGACGGCCAGGACCGATACACCACCGAGGTAATCGTCGACATGCACGGACAGATGCAGATGCTTGGCGGAAAGCCTGTAAATGACCAGGCGGCTCAGAGCAGGCAATCTCCTCAGCAGCAGAGCGCACCGCAGCAGCGTAGCGCTCATGACGAATTCGACGACGATATCCCATTATAAATCAACAAGTTACGAGAAATTAAAGGCCCTATTGAGGGCCTTTTATTTTGCCCGGAGAAAGCCATGGAAACCGACATTCCCGAGATTCTAAGCGACCTGAGAATCGGCGCTGATGCGTGGTCCGGCGTGCAAGAGCCGGTTGCCCATGCGCTGACTCACGATGACATTCAAAACGCCGTTGCTGAGTATCTGGCGGCGGGAGGAGTCATCACGAATATCCCTGCGGGCGTCTCTTCAAATCAGCCGGTCACGTTCAATAGCCGCATTACCGGATCATCTACCGGGATGGAGCGAGAGCAGCAGAAGCGTGTTCAGGCCAAGCGCACGGCAAAGGACATCGAATACTGCCAGATGCTCGAAGACCTAGTGATCCTCGATTGCGGTCGATGGGAGATCGGCCCTGCCATGGGGATAAGCGATCACACCGTGCAGCGTCTCCTTCGCACCTATTTCTCCACCCGCACCGAGTTCGACAAGTGGAGGGCATCCGGACATGGGAAATCGACGCTCATAAACGGCGAGAAACCATGCTCGAAGTGCAAGACGCTCAAACCTCTATCTGAGTACTACTCGAACCCGAGCAAGAAGGACGGCCATTGCAGCGAATGCAAGGCCTGTGAAAACGCGCGGAGGCGAGCAGCAAATGCAAAGCAAGCGGCTTGAGTTCCCCGAATCGGCAGACGAATACCGCGAGGGCGTCGACGCACGCGACCGCGGCGAACGTCTCCAGGCCTGCCCCTACGGACTGCACATGCTCTATGAGCGGTCACTTTGGCTCGCAGGACATCACGACAGAGACATGGGCATAGCCCCGAGGGTAGCAGCATGAGCATGCACGAACACGGCTGTTTCGCCGACAGCTACCAAGTCCGGCATATCAACGCGCAGTGCGTCGTCGGAAAGGTCTTCCGGCACAAGCCAACTAATCGCAGATACATCGCAGTGCTCGAAGCCGGCGGATCAGTTGAGCTTCAAGAAGCTAGCGGGCACAGCACGTACACATCAATCGAAGCGCTCGGCAATGCCGAGGTGTGGGAGAGCTTGAAATGAGCATGGAGATGAACAAGGCACTGGTAGAGCAGGCAGGCGGGGATGAGCGCGCGGCGTTTGAACTCTTCGTGCGCAAGCACTGCGGCATGCCGGCGCATATCGCTGTGAACTGGGACGCCAAGTTCACCAATGATGCATGGGAGGGGTGGAAAGCCCGCGCCGCCCTGGAACCCTCCCCAGCGCAGACTCAACCCTCTCCGGCCCCAACCCTGCGTGCCGCCATTGATGTAGCCAACGACCGGTTCGAAGTGCCTGTAGCGAAGTGGGGGACCGACCTGGTAGGGGAAGAGGAGCGGCCGGAGGTAGCAGAAGTCGCGTTCGTCCTGCGCAACATCGGCGCTATGGACGCTGAAGACATCGACGGCGACAACGTTGATCTGCGCTTCGAGGATGCCGAAGGCCGCGATACAGGGTGCGACGTTTCCATCGTCGAGTACGCCGAGAAAGCCGCTGACCTATTCGAACAGCACGACCGCATCGTCGGGGAGCTGCGAGCGGATCGCGATTCGTGGGCAGAGCAGGCAGAGCAGCGCCTCGCGGACTGGGATGAAATGCGTAAAGAGCGCGACGCCGCCCTGGTCGAAGTAGAGCGCCTGCGCGAATCCAAAGGCGATCCTGTTGGTAGCCTCGAAAAGTGCATGAAAGTGATGTACGAGCGCGACGAACACGCTAAACGGCTGGAAGTCGCCCTGGCCAGGGTCGCGGAGCTGGAAGGCAAGTTGACGGACTGGGTGCACGAAGGGTTCCGGCTCAACGAGGCGCTGGCGGTCGCCCAGGCTCAGCACAGCGTGCCGGAAATATCTGGCATCGGTCGCGATGCCGAACATCCCAGAGCTGTAGTGCTGTATCTGCGTAACGAACCCAGCGATGAAGATATGCGAGCAATTCAGAACTTTTTGCGCGCCATGCCCGCCGCCGCACCCGCCAAGGCTCAGCACAGCGTGCCGGATGTGTGCGACGGCAAGGAACAGAACGCTTTCGAGGATTGGGCGAGCAAGGAAGGCATGAACATGGAGCGCCATCCACTGCACTGGCTGTTTCTTGACGCCAAGACATATAGCGCACGACAAGGCTGGAAAGCCGCGCTTAAGTATGCCTGCAACATGCTCGCCGCCGCGCCCGGCAACTCGGCTCAGCACAGCGTGCCGGAGGGCTGGAAGCTGGTTCCGATTGAGCCGCTTCTCAACATGATGAGCGATAAGGACCACGACACCCGAATTACGGCTGAGCGCCAACTGCTTTCCATACTCGCCGACGCGCCCGTCAACTTGGTGCCGCAGGCATGGCTCGACGTGCAGGCAGAGCGCCGCCGGCAGAACACCGCCGAGGGCTGGACGCCGGAGCACGACGACCTCTATTGCGCCGCCGAACTTCCGCGCGCCGCAGCGGCATACATCCTCAACGGAGCCAATGACGAAGCGCCCGCCATCTGGCCGTTCTCGGCGAAGTGGTGGAAGCCGAGAGACGCGCGTTCCAACTACGTGCGTGCCGGCGCCTTGATCCTGGCCGAGATCGAGCGCCTGGACCGCGCCCGGCAAGGAGGTAGATCATGAGTGAGGTGGAGCGGTTCAACGAATACACCTGGGGGGTTACTGAGGATGAGCACGGGGAGTACGTCAGATATGCAGACTACTACGCCCTAGCCGCCGAGGCCCAGGCGCTAAGGGAGGAAGTCGCAGCACTGCGCGCAAGGGCGGATGTTGTGCCGGAGGTGTTCGGGCTTGAGCGGTACCGCGTAGAAAAAACTGGGAAGGGGTTCTGGCCATACTGCGTGCGTGCGGGGGATGGAACGCGTGAACTGTTCGTCGGCCACTTGAAGCAGTGTCAGCGGGTAGCGACCGAATTGGCTACGGCGTTTGAAGATGGGAAGTTTATCGCCGCGCCCGGCAGCTCGGCTCAGCGCAGCGTGCTGAAGGTTACTGGCGAAATGATCGTGGCTGCCCTTGACGCTTTCCGACCGGGCGAGTCCCCGTTCAAATCGATGGAAAGAGCATTGAACGCCGCACTTCGGAAGGCCGCCGCGCCCGGCAAGGAGGGGGTGTGATGGCTTTTCTCTTCGCATCTGGCGATCCGCGCGGCGAGCCGAAGCTGACGCTTGAACAAGATGAATTTGGAAAATGGGAGTGGCGTGTATGGTGCCCGCTCGGTGCTAGACCCGAACGCCAGGCGCAAGCTTATGCCTTAGCAGAGAAACTCAACAGCCCGACTGGACGACTCCGCAAGCATCGTCATGAGTCGCTGCCACCACGAACCGAAGAGTTCATGCGAGGAGTCGGCAAGGAGGTAGGTCATGAGTAAAGTGAAGCGATTCTACGCCCCTGGCCTGGATTGCCTTTACCGCAGCGATGTAGACGCACCACGGCAACTGATTGCTCTGGTTCTGGGGTCGGATTACGACGCACTCGCCGCCAAGCTGGCCATGGCCGAGGACGCAGCAGAAAAGGGAGATGCTGCGCGCCAGCAGTGCGGCGGCATGGAGATGGAGATCGAGGAGCTTCGCGCCGAACTCGCGACACTGCGCGCAAGGGTGGTGGTTGTGCCGGAGCGGAAGCTTCTAAATGCCGGCGTCCCAGGGCTAAATCGTAATAGCGGCTGGAACGACTGCCTCGACGAACTGGCGCGCCTCAACGGCAAGACGGTCAGCGAGGGGTTGTTGCGAAAATGGCTGGAATTGATGGAGCACGGCGACTACCGCGAAGGCCATTGCATGTGCGGATCGCCCGTTGATTCCCACGGTATCGGAGATGGTCATGCTCCGATAGATGCTGGTGAGTACTACGCAGGCCAAGTGATGGAAGAGCTTCGCGCCCTGCTCAACCAGGACAAGGAGAACGGCAATGGCTGAAGAACTGAAACCGTGTCCGTTCTGCGGATGTTCGATGCGCCTGGTGAGCAACCACGACTGGCACCGGATCGTAGGCGATCACTCAGCCGAGTGCGTGTTCCTCGACAGCGAAACCATGATGGTCCCAGGCATAGAAGATCAGCGTGAAATCGCCATCGCTGACTGGAACGCCCGAGCCGTCCCCGCAGGCCATGTGGTGATCAGCGAGGGGTTGTTGCGGCGAGTATGCGCGGAACCGCCAGCCACGTGCTGCATGGACGACGAGATGACCTGGCGGCGGGATCTCGACTCAGCGCTGCTCGAACTCCGCGCCCTGCTGAGCGAGCAGGAGGGAGGGAAGCCGTGAAGCTGACGAAGAAGCAGCGCGCTGAGCTTCGGGAGAAGTTTGGAGGGCGGTGCGCATATTGCGGCGTCGACCTTCCAGAGCGATGGCATGCCGACCACTACGAAGCAGTTCAGCGTGGAGTGAGCAGCTACGTCACCGGAAGAGACGCGCTGCATCCCGAGAACCATCGCATGGAAAACATGATGCCGTCTTGTCCGCCGTGCAACATCAGCAAAGGAAGCATGTCGCTTGAGGTGTGGCGTGAATGGCTAGCTGGGCACGTCAACAGTCTGAATGCCTATCACCCTATCTACCGCCTGGCCAAGGCATACGGCCTGATCCAGGAGACAGGTGAGCCGGTCGTCTTCTACTTCGAGAAGTTCGGGCATCGACAGGCATAGCCACCCATCGCCAACCGCTGTACGCATATACAGCAATTCGGATAATGGGCTACCCACTACCCGGATTGCATATGCGCACGAAACCCTTCCGCCCGCCTCAGCGGCATGAGATCGCCGGCCTCCGCTACTACCGCACTGCCTCGGCCTATAACTGGCTCGGCATCACCATGGCGCACCCGACCCGAGCAATCCAGTTGCTGCTCGAGCAGTGCGAGCCAGACGTGCTCTCGCCGATGTTCGAGATTGAGATCGACGCGATCCTGCGCCAGGCCGACGAGTACGCGAAAACCGGACAGGTGCTAGAGCGCGAGCAACTGCGCGAAATGCTCATGCACCTGATCTCCAAAGCAGCGGGCGAATAACCCAACAACGAACCCAACCGTATCCGACCCCCGGAGGACCAACCGTGGACAACGAAAACGAAACCCTGGTCGCGCTGCTGGTCATCGCGCTGATTGTCTTCGGCATCTTCCGGATAGTCGGGGACTTCCAGAACCTATACGAGCAGACAGAACAGAAAGGACAGGAGTTGAGCAGATGGAGCAAGAGTTGAAGCCGTGCCCCTATTGCCGAGGCTATGACCTAGAGCGGCGCTGGTGTCGCGTTTGCAATGGCCGTGGCGTCGTTGATGTCAAGGCTCAACAGCGAGAGCGCGCAGAGATTGTAAAGGCGCTGCGCGAAGGCGGAATTGAAGTGAGGGACTGACCGTGCCTGACATGAGAGAAGAGTTTGAAGCGTGGCACCACGCTGAGTTCGGTTACGTCATCGCAGTTGAAGATGATCCGCAACAAGACGGCCAGTGCGCCAAACGATGGAAAGCCTGGCAAGCCAGCCGAGCGGCTCTGAGGGTGGAGTTGCCTGAGCGTCGCGATCCTTTGAACTCGACCGGAGACGATGAGAACCCAAGATCTGCCGGCTTCAACGACTGCCTTGAGCGCGTGACCGAAGCCCTCCAGCAAGCCGGAATCGAGGTGAAGCCATGAAGACATTTTTGAAGATGCTCGCATATTGCGTGCTTGGGACATCCATTGGCATTGCCATCAGCCAATGGTTCATCTTCGTCCTAGAGATGAGGCTTGGCGCCGTGCTCGGGTACATCGTTGGCCTTGGCCCTGTGCTGCTTGTGCTTTGCATTTTGGGCAGCTTCCTCCAATGGCTGATTCATAAGAACTTGGAGAAAAAGCCATGACCGACCACGCAGAGCTGCGGAGGCTGGCTAAGGCGGCAACGCCTGGACCGTGGCGTGTTCAAACCGGGTGCAGTTGGCGCCGCATCGGAACCGACAGCGGTGATGGAGATGTACTTCGTCCATGCACGCACCCGCATGATGGCTGGCCTGACATAGTAGCGCCCGCAGAGAATTTGAAATACATCGCATCCGCCAACCCCAAGACCATCCTCGCCCTGCTGGACGAGATCGACCGGCTCAAGGCGGAGAACTGCGCCCACAAGGACACGCAGAAACACTGCGAGTTGTTGGAGCAGTACTTGAAGGAGTGCGCAAGCGCCCTGCCTGGCACCTACTACATGGACCCTCCAGACGGCGGCAATGTCAGCATACCAGAGCAGATTCGGCGCATGGCGAAGGATGCCGCTCGCTACCGGTGGCTGCGAGAGCGAGACCTCGAAACGATCAGACAAGGCGGCGTATTCGCCGGGATGACCCCGGAGAACATCGTACTCAACCAGGAAGACCTAGACGCTGAAATCGACGCAGCCCTGGAAGGAGAAACGCAATGAACGACCGCGAGCTACTCGAACTGGCGGCGCGGGCGGCGGGGATTGATCCAGTCTTGGCTGAACCGATCAATTTCAGTACTGGGGTTGAATATTACTGGAACCCGCGTGATGACGACGGCGATGCATTGCGCTTAGCGGTGCGACTGAACCTGGATATCCGCTACGAAAGCTATGACGCAGGCGTCGCCGTCATAGTGGGCGGCGCTTGGGACGGCGCGCCGGAAGCGGTACACGAAATATTCGAACGTGACGGCCCGCGTGCAACTCGGCGAGCAATCGTCCGCGCCGCCGCCGAGATCGGCAAGTCTATGGGAGGTGGGGAGTGATGAAAGACAACGGTGGACAAGCGTTTCCCTCGGAATCGATGTACACGTCCGAAGCGGGAATGACCCTGCGCGACTACTTCGCTGCCCAAGTCGTCTGTGGGCTTCAGCAGGTGCTTTGGAGTGAGCCGAGGCTCTCCAAGTTTCATAGCGGAAGTGACGTCATCAGTCACATGGCCGTAGTAGCTTATGAGACCGCCGACGCCATGCTAAAGGCCAGGAAGGTTGGAGGTACGGAGTGATGAAACGGGAGGAATTCGAGAAACGCATGGCCGGCGTATTCGACCTGCCTAGCTACGTCGATGACCAGGGCAACATTCGATATTTCGACAGCAACACACAGGCTGCTTGGGATGGATGGCGATGGGCGATGGTGGTTTTCCAGCCAATTGAAGCAGAACGGTATGGAGAGTTGAATGAGCGACGCACCCATTGAACCCCATGAATACCTCTACGGCGTAAAGGTCGTCCAGATCGAGGACCTTCGAGTCGCCCGTGGATTGACCAGGCGCCCGGTTTCTTCATGCCGTCACAGGAAAATGGTCTACGACGACAAGGAGCGCCGCATCTGGTGCAGCGACTGTGAAACGGAGGTCGAGCCGTTTGATGCCTTCATGCACCTGGTACAGGTATTCGACGGCGGCTTGAAGGACTTGAACAGGCGCCGCCGAGAGTTGCATGAGGCAGAGCAGTTTGCAATCCGCAGCCGTGCGGCCAAGGTGATCGACGAAGCGTGGCGCAGCACGAAGATGGCTCCGCTTTGCCCACACTGCAATGAGGCGCTTCTCCCGGAAGACGTTGTAAAGGGAGTTGCCACGGCGTCCAAGCAACTGATCATCGCTCGCCGCAACAAGCAGAAACAACCGAAGTAGCCCAGCCGAGCCCACTAGGGCCTCTTCCTGAGGCCCGCCCGGCTGGGCGTTCAAATCCTACCAGAAGGCCTGACCGAGCAGTTAACCCCCATATTGCCCGATGCGGGCGCCCTGCCCGGCCAAGCCTCCACGAATTCTACCCGCCAACCCGATGCCGTTGATCGGCCAAGGTCTCGCTATGTCTTTGATTTCAGTTGAGGCGGCCGCCGGCATTCTCGGCGTGAGCCGCAGGACCGCGTACCGCTACGCGGACGAAAAGCTGATCCCGGTGGTCAGGTTCAAAAAGACCATCCGGGTCCACAAGGAAAAGCTCGAACAGATGCTTGAAGAGGAAGCCGCTGCTAGCATGCGCGACGCGGTCGGCGTACCGGAGGAAGTATGCCGTACAAGAGAAACGACTCCGCCTACTGGTGGATCTCTTTCAAATCAGCAACAGGAAAGCTTGTTAGACGCTCTTCTGGAACTGCCGACTACTCGGCGGCGAAAGCACTAGAGCAACAGGAACGCGCGAAAGCGTGGAAGGAAAAGGAAATGGGCGTGAATCCGCCCAGGACCTTTGAGGAGGTGATCATTCCGTATCTGCAACACGCTCGCCAGCATCAGCGCAGCTACGAAACGACCGTGCACCGCATAAAGCCGCTGCGCGAGTATTTTGCCGGACGTGTGATCAACGATCTAGGGGGGCAGGACATCCGGGGCTACGGAACGCACAGGCTGGACGCCGGCGCATCCCCGGCAACCATTAACCGCGAACTCGCGGCATTATCCGCGGCTATCAACCACTGCAACACCGAACTGGAGTGGGCCCTCCCGAATCCCGTTAAGGGACGGAAGATGCGCGAGGCCGAGGGGCGTGATCGTTGGCTGACCAGGGCAGAGGTCGAGGGCCTGTGCCGAGCCGCGCGCGGGCAGAAGTTTGGCCCGATGCTTGAGGACTTCATCCGCCTAGCGGTGAACACCGGATGCCGGCGGGAGGAAATGCTTGGTCTGGAGTGGCGCAGAGTGGATTTTGCCAACCGCCTGATCTATCTGGAGGCTAGCCACACGAAGGCAGGAAAGCGCCGGAGCATTCCGATCAACGAAGGGGCGATGGCAGCACTAAAGCGACGAATGGCATTCAGGTCCGAGACAAGCCCAGAATGCCCCTGGGTTTTTGCGCGCGCCAATGGTGATCGAGTGGTATCGCTATCGGCCGGCTTCAAGCAGGCCTGCAAGGCAGCGAAGATTGTGGACTTTACGATTCACGACCTGCGCCACACCTGCGCGGCATGGCTGGTAAGTGCCGGCGTTCCGTTGGCGGATGTTCGGGATCTGCTCGGACACTCGACGGTCGCGATGACTGAGCGATATGCCCATCTTGCGCCGGCCAGGGTAAGGGATGCGGTTGGGGTTCTTGATCAAGTCCGTGAAAGTCGAATTTCACGTTCTGTTCACGTTGATAATCCAGCGTATCTACATGGAGGGCCGCTGAAGCTCGTAAAAACTTGATTTAGAAGGTGGTGCGGACGGAGAGACTCGAACTCTCACGCCTTGCGGCGCTGGAACCTAAATCCAGTGTGTCTACCAATTCCACCACGTCCGCGGGACACTGCTTGGAAATGAAAACGCCAGGCCCCGGGCCTGGCGCTTCGGAATATGGGGTGGACGATGGGAATCGAACCCACGACACCAGGAGCCACAATCCTGTGCTCTACCAACTGAGCTACGCCCACCATATTACGACTTGCGGTAAAACATCGCCTGCTTCTTGCCGATTCGCCGAATGGCGCACCCGGCAGGACTCGAACCTGCGACCATCCGCTTAGAAGGCGGATGCTCTATCCAGCTGAGCTACGGGCGCTTTATTCATCTGCATTCAATGCTGAGCGCAAACTTTAAGCTCTGGCAATCACAAAGTCAGCAACCGACTTGCTTTACCTCTTACCCTGCGTCCGGCTGTGCTCGGCAAGCGGGGCGCATGTTATACAGGGGGCGAAAGGCCGTCAACGGGTTTTTTAAAAAAATTCAGCTATATAAAGGAGTTACGGCAAATCCGCGGGTCGCCTCCTTTGCCCCGGGCGGCGTCCATGCGAAAATGCGCGTCCTTTTTCCACCCGATTCGATGGTTACCCTTCCGACATGACCGCACAACTGATCGACGGCAAAGCGATCGCCGCCAACCTTCGCCAGCAGATAGCCCAACGCGTGACCGAGCGCCGCCAGCAAGGCCTGCGCGTTCCCGGCCTGGCGGTGATCCTGGTCGGCACCGATCCGGCCTCTCAGGTCTATGTGGCGCACAAGCGCAAGGACTGCGAGGAAGTCGGCTTTCTCTCCCAGGCCTACGATCTTCCCGCCGAAACCAGCCAGGACGACCTGCTGGCCCTGATCGACCGCCTGAACGACGATCCCGCCATCGACGGCATCCTGGTCCAGCTACCCCTGCCCGCCCACCTGGACGCCTCCCTGCTGCTGGAGCGCATCCACCCGGACAAGGACGTGGACGGTTTCCATCCCTACAACATCGGCCGCCTGGCCCAGCGCATGCCCCTCCTGCGCCCCTGCACCCCGAAAGGCATCATGACCCTGCTCGCCAGCACCGGCGCCGACCTGTACGGCATGGATGCGGTCGTGGTCGGCGCCTCGAACATCGTCGGCCGCCCCATGGCTCTGGAGTTGCTGCTGGGTGGCTGCACCGTCACCGTGACCCACCGCTTCACCCGCGACCTGGCCGACCATGTGTCGCGCGCCGACCTGGTGGTGGTCGCTGCCGGCAAGCCGGGACTGGTCAAGGGCGAGTGGATCAAGGAAGGCGCCATCGTCATCGACGTCGGCATCAACCGCCAGGCCGACGGCCGCCTGGTCGGCGACGTGGAATACGAGGTGGCGGCACAACGCGCCAGCTGGATCACCCCGGTGCCGGGCGGCGTCGGGCCGATGACCCGCGCCTGCCTGCTGGAAAATACCCTGCACGCCGCCGAACACCTGCACGACTGA